CCTACTATAAGAAAAGTGACTGATTCAAATCTAACGCCTAGTTTGTCTTCTGATGACGATAGTTATTTATTATTGCAAAATGGGTCAATAACCGTATCAGGAACAACAGACCCTAATAGAAATGTAATTATTGCTTCTGCCGTTTCTGGATTTGGAGCAAACGATACTTTGATTTTAGAAGAGTCTGACGGCACTATATATAAAGGAATCATAACAAACGTAAGCGGAACAAACCCTGTGACTATAGCTGTAGATTTTACAGGTGAACCAGATGGTATTCCAGATGCATCAACAGATGCAGCAACATATCCAGTTGTAAAAATAACAGATAGAGTTGGTGAATTTAAAGCATTACTACCAACTGTTTTCCTTAGAATTAAATAAACTAACAAAACAAGAATGTGTTTATCTTTTAATACAACATTCCATTAAATAAAATAAATTGAAATACATTAGAAAGATATCAGTAGGTGCTGATTACAAAAACGCCATGCACTATATTGTTGGTCAAGAAGTACTTGGAGGCTCTTATGTTATAAATGACATAAGTCAGGAAAAAAACGGGTATTCCATTTGGGTTAAAAAAGATGGAGAAGTCATTAAGTGGAAAGAAGTATCCAATATTCCATTAATCATTGAATACAATCTTAACGTATTATGACTCCGAGGTGGAAGTATTTAATATCCCCACAAGGAGAAGAGTACAATAATCACAAAGACTTTGCTGGGGAGTCTTTTATAGTGAACACATCTATAGAAGACGCTAAGTATGTGAACAGAGTTGGAGTTGTTAAAGCATCACCACTTGATTCTGAGATTCCTATTGGAAGCTTAGTCATTGTTCATCACAATGTATTCAGGACTTACTTAGATATAAAAGGCAATAAAAGAAAAAGTAATGAATACTTTAGAGACGGATTGTATTTAGTTGATGACAGTAGAATATACATGTATAATGATGGAAGCGGTTGGAAGTGTACTAAAGAATATGTTTTTGTCTCTCCTGTTAATCACATTCAGGATGATGAGATTCATAGATCAGACAAGAAGGAGGAGGAGCATGTGGGAGTTATAGTGCATGGATCAATATATCATAAAGGGACTAGAGTTGGATTCACAAAAAACTCGGAGTATGAGTTTGAGATAGAAGATAATAAGATGTATAGAATGCAAGTTAAAGATATTTGTCTTAAATTTATATAAATGGGAAAGTCATTAAACAGAAGGGGAAAGTATAGCCATTGTACAAGAGCGCAGAAAAATGGTAAGAATAAACCCGCTAAGAAAAAATAACTATAATTAAATTAAAATGAGTAAAGACTCAATTAACGTGAAGTCTAATGGACTTCGCAACGAACTGAAAGAGATACGTAAAAGTATCGACAAACTTACTAACGCCATTATTATGGCACAAACAAACAAACGCTATGAAAAAAGCTACAATCACCATATTACTTATCCTTCTGACGGGATGCAGTGGATACACAGCAGCACTACTGGAGGGAAAGAAACTGGAATTCCAAATGATGACTAAAGATGTCTGTAGGGATAACAAGCATGAGGTTAAGTTAGCACAAAATTTATGGAGAGAGATGTTTCGAAACAACCCTCAGATGTACGAAAGACAATAGAAAGAGTTATAAGTGCTGGAGAAAGAGCTGTTGAAGAACTTATAAAGGTTGCTGAAGAAGAAATCATAACAGGTAAGCCTGATGATGAGTTAGCCGCTGACAGATTGAAGAATGCTGCGGCAACTAAAAAGCTTGCAATATTTGACGCCTTCGAAATACTACAGAGGATAGAGAACGAAAGAGAAAAGCTTAATGGCACGGACGAACCTGAAACAAGTAAAGGAAAAGATAAAGGATTCCAAAGTTTCGCAGAATCTAGGGGAAGACAGTCTTAGCCTTTGTCGCAAATTATCTGACATTGTTCCCGACTCTATTATTAAAAGGAACAATAAACTCAAGAAGTGGGAGTATGGATATAATAAGGATTATAACATAATTATTATATCTAAAGATGGAACTTTAGGTGATGTTATTGAGATTCAAAATCTAAAAATAGGATTACCTTTGCAGCCGAAAACTACATACTCAAGGAGTGAAAAACAATCAGATCAGTATTGGGAACCAAGCGAATATCCAAAAGAACTTCAAAAGATTAAAAGCATTTTTCAATGGAATGAATATCCATCTTCATTTAAAGAGTCTTGGATATTATATATTGAATCTGAATTTGAGAAAAGAGAGAATGGTTTTTGGTTTAAGAATAATGGTCATTCTACTTATATTACCGGCTCTCATTACATGTATCTCCAGTGGACCAAGATTGATGTTGGGCACCCAGAGTTTAGGGAATCAAACAGATTATTCTATATATTCTGGGAGGCATGCAAAGCTGATATCAGATGCTTTGGAATGTGCTACCTCAAAAACAGACGGTCTGGCTTTAGCTTCATGTCATCATCAGAAGCTGTTAATCAAGCCACCATTACTTCAGATGCTAGATTCGGCATCTTATCAAAAACAGGCTCTGATGCTAAGAAAATGTTTACAGATAAAGTTGTTCCAATATCCACAAACTATCCATTCTTCTTTAAACCAATACAAGACGGGATGGACAGGCCAAAGACAGAGCTTGCTTACAGAGTGCCAGCATCAAAGCTTACAAGGAAATCAATCGAGCAATCTAACACCGAAGATCTTACTGGGCTTGACACCACTATTGATTGGAAGAACACCGGAGATAACTCTTACGATGGCGAGAAGTTGCGACTCCTTGTCCATGATGAGTCTGGGAAGTGGGAAAGACCCGATAATATCCTCAACAACTGGAGAGTCACTAAAACTTGTCTTCGACTAGGTAGAAAAATTATTGGCAAGTGCATGATGGGATCAACATCGAACGCCTTGGATAAGGGAGGGGACAACTTCAAAAAATTATATAGATCTTCTGACGTTACTGATCGTAATTCTAACGGACAAACAAAAAGTGGAATGTATAATTTATTTATTCCAATGGAGTGGAATATGGAGGGGTTCATAGACAAGTATGGTCAACCTGTATTTAGGACTCCAGAGATTCCAGTGGAAGGTATAGATGGAATGGATATAGATATAGGGGTCGTAGATTATTGGAATAATGAAGTGGAGTCCTTAAAGAACGACGCTGATGCTCTTAATGAATTTTACAGACAGTTTCCTAGAACAGAGAACCATGCTTTTAGGGACGAGTCTAAAAATACTCTTTATAATTTAAGCAGGATATACGAGCAGATAGATCATAACGATGGAATAGAAGGCCAAAGAGTTGTCCAAAAAGGAAACTTTTCTTGGAAAGATGGAAGAAAAGATACAGAAGTTATATGGACTCCAAATCCAAAGGGAAAGTTTTATGTAACATGGATACCTCCATTGGAACTTAGAAATAGAACTATAAATAGAAATGGCATAAAGTATCCTGGAAATGAACATATTGGTGCATTCGGATGTGATAGCTACGATATCTCTGGAACAGTAGGAGGGGGAGGGTCTAATGGGGCTTTACACGGATTGACTAAAGTTAATTTTGATGGACCATCAAATATGTTTTTTTTGGAATACATAAGCAGACCGCAGACCGCTGAAATATTTTATGAGGATGTGTTGATGGCGTGTGTATTTTATGGCATGCCAGTACTTGCGGAAAACAACAAACCAAGATTATTATACCATTTTAAGAACAGAGGATATAGAGGATTTAGTTTATCGAGACCAGATAAACATAAAAACGATTTATCAAAAGCAGAAAAAGAACTAGGAGGAATACCATCTTCTTCTGCCGTAATATCAATTCATGCCGAAGCTATTGAATCTTATATAGAAAAAAACGTTGGCTTTTCTGATTCTGGGTCTGGCAACATGTACTTTACTAGGACTTTACTTGATTGGGCAAACTACGATATAAATAATAGAACTAAGTTTGACGCCACTGTTAGTTCTGGTTTTGCAATTATGGCTAATAACAAATATGTAAACAAACCACCAAAAACTGTTAAAGAAATAAATGTTACCTTTGCAAAGTACAATAATGGTGGAATAACTAGTACAATACTGAGATAGATAATTTATGAACGGAGTTCAAACAAGGAACGTTGTTGGCTTTCCAGATCAGCTCGCTTCTGATGCTGAAAAAGCATCTAAAGAGTATGGGTTAATTGTTGCCCGAGCAATAGAATCTGAATGGTTCAGAAAGGAAAGTGGTACATCAAGATTTTATAATAATAGAGATACATATCATAAGCTTAGAACTTATGCTATGGGAGAGCAGTCTGTTCAAAAATATAAAGACGAGCTTGCAGTCAATGGGGATATATCGTACTTAAATTTAGATTGGACCCCTGTTCCTGTAATACCTAAGTTTGTAGACATTGTTGTTAATGGAATGCAAAATAGGCTTTATGATGTAATGGTAGACGCTGTTGATTCATTGTCCTCAAACAAAAAAGCTATGTACAAATTAAAACTACAGGCTGAAATGAGGAACAAAGAAGGTCTGCAAGAAATACAAGCAATTACCGGAAAGGATATGTTCGATCAAGATCCTTCGACTCTTCCTCAAAGCGCAGACGAATTAGAACTTCATCTTCAGTTGAACTACAAAGACGACATTGAGATAGCTCAAGAGAAAGCTATTGAGAATGTTTTGAAGATGAATAACTATGAGCAGATTAGAAATAAAGTTGATGAAGATCAAACAACTTTAGGCATCTCTTCCGTCAAACATTCTTTTAATATTCATGACGGGATTAAAGTTGATTATGTGGATCCAGCTAATTTAATATGGAGCCCTACAGAAGATCAAGACTTTGAAGATTGCTACTACTTTGGAGAAGTTAAAAATGTAAATATTACGGAGCTAAAAAAAATAGACCCATCTCTAACCCAAGAAGATATTAAAGAGATATCTAAGATGTCATCTAAATGGGATGCTTATCAAGGAATCAGAGGGGGATATAAAACAGATAACTTTGATCACAACACAGCAACATTGCTGTACTTCTGTTACAAGACGGATAAGAACATCGTATACAAGAAAAAGAAAACACCTCAAGGAGGAGAAAAGGTGCTTAAAAAAGACGATCAATTCAACCCACCAAAAACAGAGAAAGCTAGATTTGAAAAACTTTCTAAAAGAATTGACGTATGGTACGAAGGTGTACTTGTTCTAGGAACAAATCACATTTTAAAATGGGACTTAATGAAGAACATGGTTCGTCCCAAATCATCAATGAGCAAAGCGGTTGCTCCTTATATTGTAAGTGCTCCAAAAATGTACAGGGGACAAGTGGATTCACTGGTAAAAAGAATGATTCCATTTGCTGATCAAATACAGTTAATACACTTAAAGCTTCAGCAAGTAACGGCTAAGATGATTCCAGATGGAGTCTATATGGATATTGACGGACTAAGTTCAATTAACCTTGGCAACGGAGCGACTTACACTCCTCAAGAAGCATTGAATCTTTATTTCCAAACTGGATCTGTTATAGGTAGATCTTTCACAGAAGAAGGAGAGTTTAATCATGGAAAGATGCCTATTCAAGAATTAACTTCTTCTGGGGCTAATGCAAAGATATCTTCTTTGATAAATATGTATAACTACAATCTAGGAATGATCAGGTCTGCAACTGGATTAAATGAAGCTAGAGATGGTTCTATGCCTGATTCTAATTCTTTAGTTGGAATACAAAAGATGGCTGCCCTTAACTCTAACACTGCTACTAGGCACATACTAAGGTCCGGTTTAAATACCACTAGAAGATTAGCCGAAGGGATTACTTATAGGATGTCTGACGTATTAGAATATTCACAGTTTAAGGAAGACTTTGCGAAATCAATTGGAAGATACAGCATGGAGATTTTGAAAGAAATTAAAGATCTTCATCATCATGATTTCGGAATATACATCGAGCTTCATCCTGATGAAGAAGAAAGAGCGGTTCTTGAGCAACACATAAATACTTCTTTATCACAAGGTAAGATTGACATTGATGATGCTATAGATATCAGAAATGTAAGAAATGTAAAAATAGCCTCTCAACTTTTAAAAGTAAGAAAGCAAAGCAGAGAAAGAGACGCAAGGAAACAGCAACAAGAAAACATTCAACAACAAGCTGAAGCAAATCAAAGTGCGTCAATGGCTGCTGAGCAAGCCAAGCAACAAAGGGAGATGGCTAAAAAGCAAGCTGAAATGGAGCTAATGAAAATGGAGTCTGACCTTAAATTGTTAGAGATGGAAAAAGAGTTTGCATTAAAGCTACGGCTTATACAGGCTCAAAAATCTTTAGAAGGAAATATTCAGGGGATGCAAGTTCAAGGTCAGTTAGCTAAAGAGAAGTATAGAGAAGACAGAAAAGACAAAAGGACTGCTAAGCAGGCAACTCAACAATCGAAACTTATTCAACAAAGGCAACAGGACTTAGATCCAATAGACTTTGATGGTCAAGATTTATTAAGCACTGATTATTAAGCTTTTACAAAAGTTTAATTATTCGTAATTTTGTAAACTAATTTAATTTAAATAAAATGGAAGATTTCAAAGTTTATGCTTTGGATGATGAGGGAAACAGAATAGAGACTCAACAGCCTGAAGCAGAACAAACACAAGATGAAGTTCGGGAGCCTAGTCAAGAAATTGCTACGGAAACTGAAAGTTTAGAAACAAAAAATGAAGATGGGATACTACAGCAAACCGAAGAGCAAACCCAAACCGAAGAGCAAAGCCAAACCGAAGAGCAAGGCCAAGCCGAAACCGAAGAAAAAATATTAACTGAGGAACCAGATAGAGATGACAATTGGTTTCTGAGTAAATTAAAAGAAAGATACGAAGTGGAGCTAGGCTCCATGGACGATCTTAAAAACGTTCTTTCAAATACCGAAAAAGAAAGTCTTCCCGAAGACGTTGAGAAGTATTTGCAATACAAGAAAGAGACCGGAAGGTCATTTAGTGATTTTGCTGAACTTCAAAAAGATTGGGCGTCTGTTTCAGATGCTGATGTAATTCGTCAGTATTACGAGCAAACTAAACCACATTTAGATCGGGGAGACATAGAGCATATTTTAAGTGAACAATTTTCTTATGATGAAGAGTTAGATGATGATAAGGAAGTTAAAGCTAAAAAGATTGCTTATAAAGAAGCATTGTATGAAGCTAGAAATCATTTTGAAGGCCTGAAGGAAAAATACAAGGCGCCACTAGAGTCTAGTGAGGCTGATATTCCTGATGCTTACAAAGAGGCGTTTAGCTTTTATGATGAATATAAAACTAAATCTGAAAAGGATTCTGTTATTCAGAAAAAACAAGCTTCTCATTTCACTGAGAAAACTAATGCTTTGTTTTCCGAAGAGTTCAAAGGTTTTGAATTTAACTTGGGAGATTCGAAGAAGGTTTTTAAACCAAGTGATATTGAGAAAGTTAAGTCCGCTCAGAGCAATGTTCAAAATTTTATCTCTCAGCATTTGAATGAGGATGGACTTTTAAAAGACCCAGCTGCATATCATCGCTCGTTGTTTACGGCGATGAATCCTGATGCCATAGCAAAACATTTTTATGATCAGGGAAAAGCAGATGCCACTGGAAATATTATTAAGGAAACTAAAAATATAGACATGGGCGTAAGGGAGAATGTTGTTACCGATACGACGGGGACTAAGTTTAGAGTGGTAGAATCTGATGATCAGTTTGATTTTAAAATTAGAAAAAGAAACTAAAAACCTTAAAACTATTTAAACATGTCTGTAACAATGACCGGAGTAGGTGGAGCTTTAACCCCCTCTCCTTCGAAAGCTACGCTTTCAAGTAATTATCTTGGGTCAAGTATTGAATTTACTTCTCAATACCTTCCCGATGTACACGAAAAAGAATTTGAAAAATACGGAAATCGTTCTGTATCTTCTTTTCTAAGAATGGTAGGAGCTGAAATGCCTTTTGCCTCTGATGTAATTCAGTGGTCTGAGCAAGGAAGACTTCACCTAGCTGTAACTGGTGCAACTAGAGCTGCTGATGTAATCACCTCTAATGGACACCCTTTCCGAGTAAACCAAACAGTAATTATTTCTGACGGAACTGACCAGGAAAAAGCCATCATAACTGCGACAACCACAAATACATTTACAGTTGCCTCTTATGAGAATGCGAATCTTGCAGCAGCTATTGCCACAACTGGCCTTAGTGTATTTGCTTTTGGTTCTGAATTCAAAAAAGGAACTAATGGAATGTCTGGAAGTCTAGAGGCTCCTAAAGATATCCAAACCAATAACCCAATTATTATCAAAGATAAATATGAAGTTAATGGTTCTGACTTAGCTCAGATCGGATGGATTGAGGTGACTACTGAAAATGGCGCTACTGGATATCTATGGTATTTGAAATCAGAGCATGAAACTCGTTTGCGTTTTGAAGATTACCTAGAACTTTCTTTGGTGGAAGGTAGACCTGCTGCAACCTCTTCTGGTGCTGAAGGAGCTGGATACAAAGGAACTAAAGGTTTGTTCTATGAAATCGAAAACAGAGGTAACATTGCTACTGGTTCAATTCAAGCTAGAACTGACATTGAAGAACTAATTAAAGTTCTAGATAAAGAAGGAGCTATTCAAGAAAACGTCATGTTCGTTAACAGAACTAAATCTTTCGAGATTGATACTGTTTTGGCTGCTCAAAATAACTCTGGTGCTTCTACTGCATCTTATGGTTTGTTTGACAACGACGAAAGCATGGCCTTAAATCTTGGATTTATGGGCTTTAACTTGGGATATGATTTCTACAAGTCTGATTGGAAATATTTGAATGACGCTACTACAGGAGCTTTAACTGCTGGTGTAGACGGAGTTATTGTACCTGCTGGTACCACCACTATTTACGATCAAATTCTAGGGAAGAACGCTACTCGTCCTTTCTTACATGTAAAATATCGCAAGTCAGAAGCTGAAGACAGAAAGTATAAGTCTTGGGTAGTTGGATCCGCTGGAGGAGCTGGAATGTCTAGCGACTTGGATGCAATGCAAGTACACTTCTTGTCTGAGCGTGCACTATGTGTGCTTGGCGCTAACAACTTTATCTTGATGAAGTAGTTTGATTGGATAGGCTGGGGGCTTCGGCCCCCATTACCTGTCATTTTTTGATTTTAATTTAATACTTAATAAAATGCCTAGAAAAAACCCAGCTTCCTCTTGGGAGCTAAAAGACAGAATTTATATTCTTAAAGGAGGATTGACTCCTGTGAACTACATATTGCGTTCACGACATCATCTAAACAAACCCCTACAATATTTTGATGGAGCTAGAAGCAGATCTTTAAGATATGCATCAAACCAAGTTTCAATATTTGAAGATGAGCAAATGGGGGATGTAACACTTCCAGCTGTAATCTTTAAAGACGGAAAGCTTATTGTTCCAAAAGAAAATACTCTTTTGCAGCAATTTTTATCTATATATCATCCTGACCTTAATAAGGTGTACATGGAGTTTGATGCAAACAGAGAAGCTGAATCAGAAGTTAAAACTGTAGAGCAAGAACTAGAAGCAATGAACATAGCTAAAGATCTTCCTATAGAAGATTTAGAAGCTATCGCTAGAGTTGTTTTGAAGGGAAGAGTATCTGACATGGCCTCAAACGAAATAAGAAGAGACATGCTTATATACGCTAGAAGAAACCCTAAAGAGTTTATTGATTTAACTAAGGACGAAAACATTAACTTAAGAAACATAGCGGTCCGATCTGTTGAGATGGGAATCTTATTTATTAAGGATGATCAAAGAACAGTTTGCTGGAACGATGGCAAAAAAGAAAAGATTATTACTGTTCCTTATGGAGAAAATGTATATAGCGCATTAGCTGTTTACTTTAAAACAGACGAGGGACTAGATGTACTTCAGGCCATAAACAACAAGCTATAGTAAATCCACCTAAACTGTAGCTGAAATGAAGGGGTCGAAAATATCGACCTCTTTTTTTTTCGTACATTTGTATCATGATAAATCATGTAAGAAATACTGTTTTAACTGTTCTCAATAAGGAGAATAGAGGCTTCATTACGCCTCAACAATTTAACTCGTACGCTAAACATGCGCAACAATTGTTGTTTAATCAAAAGGTTTCTGAGTACTCAAGGATGGTGGCTCAAAGAAATTCGAGGATGATTTCTACAGACTTTATGGATCGAGTGGATATTTTAAAATCTGCCTTAGAAGCGTTTACTGTAGAGGAGACTGTTACAAAATCTATTGATAGATATGCAAAGCCATCAAGCATTCAGCATTTAGTGGCTATTAGATACAACAACAAAGATGTCGAACAAGTGTCGAGAGATAAGGAAAGATATTTAGTTGGTTCAAACCTTACCGATCCAACAGAGAATTACCCAGTGTTTGTTGATAGGGGTAGCGATATTATTGTTTACCCAACAACACTTGCTCAAAATGTAGATTTTATATTTATTAGAAATCCAAAAGATCCTAAATGGACCTATAATACTGTTGGAGAGAATCCAATATTTAATATTAACGCACCTGACTATCAAGATTTTGAACTAGATGAAGATGAGTCTGTAAACTTGATTGTAGAGATATTGAAACTGACTGGTGTTACGATTAGAGAATCAGAAGTAACGCAAGCGGCTACAACTATCGACCAGGTAAATACAAGCAAAGAAGCATAAGATGGCCTTAACTGATCAACAATATTATTCCTCGGCAGACAATTATGGTGGCTCACAATTTGTGTCTCTTAAAAATATTATAAACAACTTCTATCTGTTTTATGTAGGAGATGAAAAGTTAATTAATAATGTTAGTAGGTTTGATGTTGTCTTTCATGCTAAAAGGGCTGTTCAAGAATTAAACTATGATGCCCTAAGAAATGTAAAAGCATTAGAGCTGGAGCTTCCAAATACTTTGCAGCTTGTTCTTCCAAAAGATTTCGTTAATCTAGTTAGATTGTCTTGGGTAGATGAAAGGGGAAGGTTGCATCCTTTAATGGTTGACAACAACACTACAATCGCTAAAGCATATCTTCAAGATAATAACTATAACATTTTGTTTGATAGTAATGGGGTAGCCCTAGAGGGAAATTCTTATATAGAGGATAAGCTATCTCAAATTGAAAATACAACTCAAGATGCGGTATCATCTTTAAGTGATGAGTTTTTTGGAGGAAGGTTTGGATTGGATCCTTCAATATCTAATGTTAATGGAAGATACAATATAGACAAAGCAGCTGGTGTTATAAGGTTTAGCTCTGAAGTAAAAGGCAAATATGTTGTTATTGAATATATAACAGATGGATTGGATTATTTAACTGAAGATGAAATACAGATAAACAAGCTGGCAGAAGACTACATGTATAAGCAAATAGCATACGAAGTTATCAAGCATAAGTTTAATATTCAAGAATACGTTGTTCGTAGAATTAAAAACGAAGCGTATGCTTCGATGAAAAACATGAAAATCCGTTTAATGGACATCCATCCTTTCGATTTAATTCAAACATTGAAGGGAAGAAACAAATGGATTAAATAATGAAGTTTAAAAATATCTTTAGTTCTGGAAAAATGAACAAAGACCTCGATGAACGACTTGTTCAGAAGGGTGAGTATCGTGATGCATTAAATCTTAAAGTTTCTAATTCAACTGGATCCGACGTAGGGTCTGTTGAAAATGAAATGTCCAATGCTGTGCTCACAAATCTTAATATGGGCACCAATGCTGTATGTATAGGTTCAGTTGCAGATGATGCAAACAATATGATATATTGGTTTGTTAGATCAGAAACGGGAAGTTATATATGTGAGTATGATGTTGACAATGATTCTTCAGAATTTGTTTTACTTGACACTAGGACTGGAAAGAACAATGTTCTAAACTTTACAAAGACAAACTTTATTGAGGGTAATGTTTTAATAGACATAGATAATAATAAAAAGTTTTTGTTTTTTACGGATGGCATTAACCCGCCGAGAAGAATTGAAGTAAACTCTGCAAAACTTATAGATGGGAATGATTTTGACAAATATGATATAGATGTTGTTCAGAAGCCGCCCTTATACCCTCCGTCGATAACACTACAATCAGCGTCTAATGCAGAGAATAGTATAGAGGAAAGGTTCTTATATTTTTCATATCGCTATAAATATAAGCATGGTGAATATTCAGCCATATCTCCTTTTTCAGAGCCTGCGTTTTTTCCAAAAACTTTTTCAATAGACTTTACCTCTGGGCTAAACAAATCCATGGTAAACAATTATGGGAGCGTCGATGTTTCATTTGACACTGGAGCAAAGAATGTTACAGATGTTGAAATAATATTCAAGGAGAGTAATTCAAGTACTCTGTATGTTGCAGAATCTTTTAACAAAGAGGATAAGAGCTGGTCAAACAGTCAAACACAAACATTTACTTTTGATAATTCAAAAATATACAAAGTCCTTCCAGAGAAAGAGCTTCTTAGGGTTTATGATAATGTTCCTTTAAAAGCTAAAACTCAACAACTAATAGGCAATAGAATTGTTTATGGCAACTATGTTGAGAACTTTAATCTAGTTAATGCTAATGGAGAAAATATAAAGCCTAACATTTCTGCCGCTCTATCTGCAAGCACAATAACTTCAGCTCCAGTAAAAAGTGTTAAGTCAAACAAAGACTATGAGATTGGTCTGGTTTATTTAGATGATTATGGCAGATCAACAACTGTTGTAACTTCAGAGGGAAATTCTGTAAACGTTCCTTTGGGTAGTCAAAAACTACAAAATGAACTAACAATTACTATCGACCACTTCCCCCCAGCTTTTGCAAAAAAGTATAGGGTTTATGTGAAGCAAAGTAAGGGTGATTATGAATCAATATCTCCTGCTATATTCTATGAAGAAGAAGAGACTGGATATGTTTATGTTCAGTTAAATGGAAATGATAAGAATAAAATTAAAGAAGGCGATTTCTTAGTTGTTAAAGCAGACAGTAGGGGAGCTAAAACTGGTCTTATTGAAACTCAAGTTTTAGAAATTAAGGAATACAATGTTAACTTTTTAGAAGACAGTACATATCCAGGAGCGGGGGACCCTCCAATTGCACAACAAGCTGGACTATATGCTAAGTTTAAGCCAAGTGGATATAGTCTCTCTACCTCTGATTACGATAGAACAGAGCATACAGACTACGATGATTCAAGTAACGGAAGGGACAATCCATTAGGCATAAGCTTTTCGTCTTCTTCTGTTGAAGGTCCGTTTTATTATGGAACAAATGGAAGTGTTACCGATGTTACTATTGGTGGGACATATAATATAGCACAGGAATTTGCAAGAGTAAGAATAGAAATTGACGGAATAAATGTTGATGTAAACGGAGACGGGTCATTGATTGTGGATACTTTCCAATGGTCGGTTGATACATTAGACAATGATGCCACAAACACTTTAAATGCGACTGGAATTACAATAACTCCGGGAACGCCAATTGCTTTGACTGGATCTGGATTAACTATAGATTTTGCTGCTGCAACTGGACATACGCTTGGAGACAGATGGATGTTTAATGCAAGACCATCTTCTGTTACCAATAAATATACAGGGTTAAGATTTAGTAAGGCATTTTCTACATTTAGAAGCTTCAGTAAAGAAGAAGAGGAAATTAATCTTGGAACGATAATAAACATAACCTATGACGAATATAATAGGGCAAATCAGTATGTTACACACGAATTTGTTTCAAATCAACGATACGAAAACTTAGAAGAATGGTACCATGAAAGTGGGGCTAAAGCTACAATAGGAAATGATATCACAGAGGAAAGAATATTCTTTCTTAGAGGAACATACGGAGATGTTCAGTCAAACATAACCGGAGATCCTAACGACGATCTTTTAATGATCATTAGATCTAACTTCACACAAGAAGGTGATGCATCAAAAAGAGTTAAGGTTAACAATAATATAGTTTTGTTGTCTAGAACTAGTGACGACATAATTAATTTTGAAACTAAACCAGAAAATATAAATTCAGAAATATTCTACGAGCTACCAGCAACGTATGAAATAAATAGTCAGGGATACCACGATGTTCCTGGAGGTGGAACTGCTCAGACTGATAGCAACGCAGCTACATTCACTATACCTTTCTTTAATTGTTTTTCTTGGGGCAACTGTGTTGAGTCGTATAAAATAAAAGATGACTTTAATGCTAAGTATTTTGAGCCAGAAAATAGGCCCTCTTCGAATTTAAAAGATTATAAGCAGAACAATAGGACCACATCATTGACTTACAGCAATGTCTATGATCAAACAACTAAGTATAATGGGCTAAATGAATTTAACCTTTCAACTGTCAATTACAAAGATATGGATGACTTCTATGGAAGCATCAATAAGATTGTAGGAAGAGAGGCTGACTTAGTTGTATTCCAGGAGAATAGGGTTTCTAAATTATTATTCAACAAGAATGTTCTTTTCAATGCTGACGGAAGTGGAAATGTTGCTGCATCAACAGATATATTAGGGCAGGTTTTACCATATCTTGGAGAGTATGGAATCACTGCAAATCCTTTTTCTGTGGTAATATGGGGAGGGAGAATATATTTTGTAGACGAAAGAAGGAGAGTTGTATGTCGATTGTCACAAGATGGAATTACTCAGATCTCTGATTATGGAATGATAGACTGGTTTGGTGACAACTTAAAGATTACTCCAGATGTGATAGGCGGATACGATCCAATGGATAGAACTTATTCCATAGCACTTAGAGGAAGCCAAGAAGAGTGGAGAGAAGATGAAGTTGAATGTGAAATATTGTACGACAGCACTGACACTGATAGCGACGGAACAGTTGACTCTATTGACACAGATGATGATGACGATATCGTTCCAGATGTTAATGACGCATTCCCATTAGACTCAACAGAAGCAACTGACACGGATGGCGATGGAGTCGGGGACAACACAGATACTGACGACGATGGAGATGGAGTGCCAGATGCAAACGATGCATTCCCCCTAGATGAAACTGAATCTGTTGATACAGATGGAGACGGCATCGGCGATAACGCCGACACTGACGATGACGGGGATGGAGTACCAGATATTGATGAGGGAGACATGGATAGTGACGGAATAGATGACAACAACGACACCGACACTGATGGGGATGGAACATTAAACGTTGATGATTTAGACGATGACAATGACGGAGTTCCCGATGTAAGTGATGCATTCCCAACAGATCCAGACGAAACATTAGATACCGACGAAGATGGAATTGGCAATAATACAGACACCGACGATGACGATGACGGTGTTCTTGATGTTAAAGATGACTTCCCCTTAGATCCCAATGAAAATACTGACACCGATGATGATGGCATAGGTGACAATGCTGATCCAGATGATGACGGGGATGGAGTACCAGATATTGACGATGTGTTTCCTCTTGATTCTACAGAAGATACGGATACCGATAACGATGGTCTAGGAGATAATATAGATCCAGATGATGACGGAGATGGAATAGCTGATGTTAATGAGGGAGATACAGATGGAGACGGGACTCCAGACGATACGGATACAGATGATGATAACGATGGAGTCCTTGACATAAACGACGACTTCCCATTAGATTCCTCTGAAACCACCGATACGGATGGTGATGGCATAGGGGATAATGCGGATACAGATGACGATGGTGATGGTGTGCCAGATGTCAACGATGCGTTCCCATTAGACTCAACCGAAACAGTAGATACTGACAGTGACGGCATTGGCAATAATTCTGATACGGATGATGATAACGATGGAGTTCTGGATGTTGATGACGCATTTCCTTTAGATTCTTCAGAAACCACTGACACGGACGGAGATGGAACTGGCGATAACGCTGACACAGATGATGATAACGATGGAATATTAGACGTTGATGATGCGTTTCCTTTAGATCCAACAGACACAATTGATACTGATGGCGATGGTGTGGGTAACAATACCGATACCGATGACGATGGAGACGGAGTTCTTGATGTAGATGATGATTTCCCACTAGACCCAACAGAGACAACCGACACTGATGGCGATGGTATTGGAGATAACACTGATACTGATGATGATAACGATGGAGTTCTTGATGTAGATGATGCGTTCCCGCTTGATGCAACGGAGACAGCTGACACAGATGGGGATGGAATAGGGAATAACACAGATACGGATGACGATGGCGATGGCGCATTAGACGTTGATGATGCGTTTCCTCTTGATGCTACAGAAAGTGTAGATACAGACGGGGACGGAACTGGAAATAATGCAGACACAGACGACGATAATGATGGAGTGTTAGACGTTGATGATGCATTTCCATTAGACGCTAGTGAATCGGTAGATACTGATGGCGATGGTATTGGAGATAACACTGATACTGACGATGATGGCGATGGCGTATTAGACACAGAAGACGCCGATCCATTGGACGCTAATGTAACTAAAATCTCCCCAACAATAACATTTAATAATCAAACAGTAACTTACGGAGACTCTGACTTTGTAGTTAGTGCCTCATCTAATTCGGCAGGAGCTATAACTTATTCTTCTTCGGATACAGGGGTGGCTACCATATCTGGAGACATTGTAGCAATACAAGGAGCCGGAAGCACCACTGTAACTGCAAATCAAGTTGCGGATGGAATATATTTGTCTGGATCACAGACAATGACGCTTACAGTTCAAAAAGCAAGTCCGACTATTACATTCTCTAACCTTTCTGCTACTTATGGAGATCCAAATATTACACTTACGGCAGCATCAAATAGCACCGGAGCTATAACATACTCCTCTTTAGATCCTTCTGTTTCAACAATTTCTGGAAACACACTTACAATACTAGGGGCTGGATCGGATACTGTAACAGCTTCTCAAGTGGCAGACTCTAATTATTTATCTGGTAGCAGAAGCGTAAATTTAACAGTTGCCAAGGCGTCTCCAACAATAGTTTTCCCTGACATTACATCTTACGCAAATAGTCCAGATTTTACATTAAGCCCAACGTCTAACAGTACAGGTGCTTTTACCTTTACGTCTTCAGATGTTTCTGTAGCTACAATATCTGGATCTACAGTAACTATGGTTGCTCAAGGAACTTCTACGTTAACAGCATCTCAAGCAGCTAATTCAAATTATCTTGCTGGGTCACAGACCGCTTTGTTAACTGTAAATGCAGCCTCTGTGGACACAGACGGAGATGGTACGCCAGACATTACAGATACCGATGACGACAATGATGGAGTATTAGACGTCAACGATGCGTTCCCATTGGATGCAACAGAAAGTGTTGATACTGATGAAGATGGAATAGGCAATAATGCGGACACTGATGATGACGGAGATGGAGTTAGTGATTCACAGGAAGCCACAGATGGAACAGATCCGCTTGATGCAGATAGTGATGGAGACGGGATAGTAGATTCCGTTGATCCAGAGCCTCTAGTTTCTGCCAACAATAACGATAGAGATAGGTCTGGAGCAGGCAGAGGTTCATCTTGTCCTGAGCCAGAAAAATATATGTACATCGAAAACGTTAGACAATATAATGCACTTGGCGGCGATAGCTATGGCATGGATGATTACAACGACAATTTACCATTCGAAACGTCTGATTCTGCGCTTTCAATTATTCCAAAAGCAAGTAGTGCCGTGACTACAGATAACACACCATACTTTCACACAAACAGGCTGGTTTCAAGTATTGATTTAACGGATGCAGTAAAGTTTTACGATGCGGTGAATAGACCCACCACTGGACTTATTCTGGAGGATGGTTATATAACAAAAGCAAGGGCTGTTGAGCTAGGATACACTATTGGCATACTGCCTAATAGAAACTCTAATGGTATAGTAAGCGCAAAATCATTAACAAATCAATCAATTAACGACATACCAGACAATGCAATATTGATTTGTTACACAAACGACGTGATGCAACATCCTACTCAACCTTTCATTGTACCAAGGCATGAAGATAGTGCGGTGAGCCTTTGTGTTCCGATAGGTTTTAGGGAGGTTGACTTGCTGACTAAAGTAAACTCACGCAAGAGATTTAATGACATAAATGAAAGACACACACGTCGATGGCTTTTCTGGGATCAAGACTGTAATAATTCTAACTGGTATGAATTTGTAGGAACACCGACATCTACACAGACAGGATGGGTTTTAACATATGAGAACCAAAGTTTGACATTCCCTCAAGTCACATCTTACACCGGGTCTGGGGGTACTGTCACATTTGGAACAAAACATTCGGGTGGATCTGGAAATACCGTCCTTGTTCAAGATGGAGATGATGGGTTTGAAGTAAAAGCCGTTCAGGCTGGAATAAGTAAGATAGGGCCATTATTTAGGCACTACGGCTTTCAACAAGAAACAATAAAGATGCATTCATACTACGACTCTTTAGAGCCAATAACAATAAATATAAAAAACTTAGATTATGGAACAACATACAATTCGACTCCGACCTTAATTGCATCAGCCCTTAGCGGTGATATAAGTTCGGGCGTTTCTATAGATTCTAACGGAAATATAAATGTTAATTCAATGGGTACGACAGTATACACTGGAGATTTAAATCACCCACAGTTTTCTGGAAGCGATCTATCTTTAACTAATCCCGTTGGAAAATTTGGTAGGCTAGGGATTTCCTTAAAAAGAACAAACACTACTACAGGACTGCAAGAAGACGCTCCATTTAAAGCGCAGTTTATAGCTCTAGACACAGGTGGAGATAGGGCCTTCCATATTGCGTCAACTGATGGTATTAATAACGTTAGTCCAACATACTTTTATGAAGTAGGAACAGGGACTCTGACTGCTCTCAACCATTATGTTACTAGGGCTAATTTACACTCAGCCCCAAGCACATTTGTTCCTTTAGACCAATGGAACGCCTACGCTAACGATTTAGTTTTTAGTAACAAATACGAGGGGATAGTATTTGCTGATGGTAATAGTGTGTACGGTTCCGGCGCTCCTAATGCCAACACAAGAACAACAACATCAGGTTATAGCTCTACTTTAAGAGATATGTATTTTGTGCCAGTACGAGTGCAAGTCGATTTTAATCCCTACTATGGAATACTTATCATTCAGCCACAGGATGGAGACACGCCTAGTTCTCAAAGCTTCACAACAAGCGTATTCTTTGACGGAGAGGATATAAATAGTACTTATGAGACTGCGGTTGTAAAAAAACTAACCATAAATGTTTAGCCATGAAGTTTAGATCAGGATACAGAAAAGTAAAAACGCTTAGAAAATATGTAAATGGCAAACCAACTAATGTGACTAAGCCAAATACATCATCTGATCCTGATTACATAGAAAAATATCTTTCGGATGAATGCCCAGTCAACAATCTTCCGTCGGGTATTACAGTCACACCGACTGTCCCAGCCACCCAGGCATATAGGAATCCAACTGTAACCGGATCAAATAACTATACTGTTAGTTTTAGCGAATATGTTAATGGGTGGACCTCTTTTCATTCATGGTTGCCGGAGTCAATGGTTAATATGAATGGCGATTTTTACACTTTTAAATCTGGACAACTCTACAAACATCACAATGATGAAAGTAATAGAAATGAATTTTACGGAACAACATATCCGTCTGAGCTAGAGTTTGTTTCCAACGATGCTCCTGGAGATGTCAAGATGTTTAAAACAGTAGAGATAGAAGGCGACAGTAAAGATTGGGATGTTACTATCTCCACCAACTTAGATGAGGGACACATAGATAAGAGTTCTTTTGAGAAGAAAGAAGGGTTTCATTATTCTTACATAAGAAGAAATTCTGATGACATGGTAAACACGGAGCTTCTTTCTGTGCAGGGCGTTGGTATGCTATTAGCTTCTAACGGAAATATATACAACTTTTCTTCTGTACCAAGTGAAATTGCCATAGGAGATTCTTTATATAGAGCTACAATTTCAGGATCCTATGAGTTGGTTGGGGTTATTTCAGGCCTAACTGATTCCACTGTTACGACTAGTTCCTCAGCAGTAACGCCAGCACTAAATGACTTTATGTTTGTAGCAAAGTCTCCTATCGCTGAATCATACGGACTGAAAGGTTATTTTGCTAACATAAGAATATCAAACACAAGTAATTCTAAAGTTGAGGTTTTCGCTGTGAATTCAGAAGTATCGAAAAGCTTCCCTTAATATTTAGTATATTTGCAGTAATGAAATTTAATTTAAGATCAGTCTCTAAAGAAGACTATGAAGACGTTCTTGTAAAATGGTGGAAAGATTGGGGATGGGAACCACCTCCTTTAGATTTCCTGCCAGAAACTGGACTAATTGTTTCAAAAGGCAATGTGGATATTTGCGCAGGTTTTTTATATCTTACAAATTCCAAAGTTGCTTTGACAGAGTTTGTTGTTTCTAATAAAGATTACAAGGAGTCAGACAGAGGAGAAGCAATTGATTTTCTTTTGGACTGTATATTAGAATTAGCAAACCAAAATGGGTGCAAGTATGCCCATGTGATTTTAAAAAACAAAAGTTTGTTGCAAAAATACAAACGAGCTGGATATATAGAGTCTGATAAAAACGTTATAGAATTAATTAAGGTATGGCAATAGCGACCGGAACAGCAATAGCCCTAGGAGTGACCGCAGCAACTGGAGCTGCAACTGCTATATCAGGGGCGTCAAGGGCTAAAAGAGCAAAGAGAGCCCTTCAAAACTTTCAAAGACAAGAGCTAAGACAAACAGAAGGTCTTCGAGTGTCTACATTGGGGGCTGAACTTCAAACTGAAGCAGCTCTACAAAGGCAAGCTTCGTCTGTTGATGCTCTTCAAGCAGGAGGAGTTAGAGGATTAGTTGGCGGATTAGGAAGAGTTGAGGCTATACAAGGCCAGCAACAAAGACAAATAGCTGCTGACTTAGATAGACAGCAAATGCAGATTGAGCGAATGCAATTCCAAGAAGCACAATCTTTAAGGCAAATGCAAGAGCAAAGAGAGAGCTTTCAAATTGGTGCACTTATGTCTGAGCAGCAGGCTGGACAGCAAGCTATAACTTCCGGGTTATCACAAATAGGATCTGCTGCCTTAACAGGTCTTCAGTCTATGGAGAGTATGCAATATAAAGATCCAACGGTTCAGCTTCCACAAAGTAACTCAGATCCGTTCGCCGGATCATATAGAGACTACACGAGTCAACCTGGAACGGGCGATCTTACAAGACGGCAGTTCAGGGAAATTAAAAGAGCAGGAAATTAAAATATGGCAGCAAGTGATTATGTAGCTGGATATCAGGTGGCCGGAGCTGGAAAAGCTCAGGTGGTTGATTTAAGCGCACAAGCAGCTCAGGTTGCAAAATTTGGCGTTGAGCAACAAGCCTTAACAAGACAAAAGCAAAAGGAGTTTGATGATCAGAGGGCTCAATTCAAGGCCGACATGGCTGAGGCCTATGATCAATACGTTCACGAAAACAATTTCGACAACACTGGTATATTAGACTTTGACAATGCCACTGATAAACTAAGAAACGAAATAAAGAACTCGCATTTACAAACAGAGTATCTGTACGATCAAGGAGTTATTGACGAAGCGGAAGTCCGAAGAAGAAATAACGAAATAAAAGGTCAAGTAAATCAAGTTAAAGGATTGTCGCAGCAAATTACAAAGTTTGCTGGTGATGTTCAGACTCTTGATGAGGCGGGAAAAGGCAACGCTGTTAATGATTTAAGAACTGATCTTCTTGAAAATCTATCCAATAACTTTAACATTGTGTCTAACGAAAATGGTCTTCAATATCAAACTCTAGACAAGGATGGAAATGTTCTTGCTTTTAGCGCAGGAGAATTTCAAAGGATTTTAAATGCTGAGCAAGGTGTTGATATAGAAAAAGATTTAGATGAAATAGTTAAGCTTGGTGGCCTTGAAGAAAAGCTAGAAGGGTATGGTAGAGATGCTAAAAAAGTGACGTCTTATTTGAGAGATTCTGAAGAAGGCAAAGCTCTTTTGAAAACAAGAATAGATCAGTGGTCTTCGTCAGAGAAATACGACTACATGATACAGGCTGGACTAGCCACAGACGACCCTGAACTTGCAAGAAAACAAGGCCTAAAACTTTTAGATGCTTCGTCTATATTTAAAAAAGAAGTTTCGGAAGATGAGGAGAAGGCTATTGCTGAGCACATGGCGGAGGAACTAGGCACAAGATTGTCCTACAAAGAAACTAAAGAGCTTTACGACGACAAGTTTGCTTTAGAGGGCTTAAGACAAAAAGGAAGAGCAGCTTTAAGTAAAGAGAAAACGATTATAAAGTCAGCGGATGTCGAGCTCACGGATGATTTTGGAAACAAAAGAAGAGTTAAAGAGGTTTATCCAACTTCCGGAAAAGGCATTCAGCTGGACTACATAGTGCAAGATCCAGGAAATAACATATCGAGATCAATGATGGAGGCTATAGAGGGAATCGAAGGCGGAATACCAATACCCTTTGATGCGATTAAAAAAACTGTGTTTAAGAGACAGCGTGCAGATGTTGATTCTGGGCTAATAGAAATTGAGCTCGGATACGATTATGACATGAAGGACGAAGCGGGGGGCGGATCTTCTCTTGTTCAAGCAATTGAAAGAATGAGCGATGTTAATTATAGAAAAAGCATTAGAAAATTTGGTCAGGATGCTGGATTGAGTGAGGCGGAGATAAGTAATCTTGAGACTAATAAATCTCAAGGTGTGTCTTTTTTAACTGATCGAGCTCCAAAAGCAGGATCAGCAACATTTACCTATGTCCCAACAAATATAAGTGAGTACAATAAGATACGAACAGCTACTGGACAAGAGCCAATATCAAATGCGGATTGGTCTAAATACATTGAAGCCAAAAAGAAAAGTCAAGGCTGGTCTTCTTTGAATAAATAATTATATAGAGCATACATGGACGAAGAAAATATCATTTCAGATTCAACTTTAGATCCAGGAACAGAGCAAGATAAAAGTGTAATTCCTGAAGTAAATGACGATGCTTTACAGTTAGCATATAATGATGCGTTTGACAATGGCTTTGTTGGAGACAAACAAAAGTTCTATCAAGTTCTTTGTGAAAACGAACAAGCACAAAATTGGTCTTATGAGTCCGCTCAGCTTGATGGATATAATGGATCTCTCGAAGACTTTAAAAACCTTCTCGGGATAGATGTTGCTGTTTCTAAAGTGGATCAAGAAGAGCCTGAAGTAAAAAAAAAAGATATACTTGGTCCGCTTTCGGAAGAAGATTCGAAATTATTATCACTCGAGTCTGAGTTTACCGATTCAGACGTTAACTTTAGCGTAGATAAAGCAGCAAGATACCAGGAGGAATACAGAAAAGCTGAGTTAAAAAAAGCAACTGAAGAGCTAAGACAGATCCGTCCAGATATAGACTGGGAGAAGTCTAAAGATGAATATTACGGAGTCGACATGGCTCCAGAACTCACTGCCACCACAGAGTATAAGGATGTAACAGACATATCTGCAGGAGAAATAAAAGCTAGAGAAGAAAAGGCTAAAATTTTCCAAGAATATAAAGAAGGAAAAAGAGAACTTACTCCACAGCAATCATTAGTGAACACCCTCTATAATCAAATGGGAAGGTTGGCCACTATTGATGACACTTATAGATACTTATACGGAATTGCAACAAATGACTTAGAGCAAGTCGGTATTGCAAAGGCTGAATTAGACAGGATAGAATCCTATGCTGCCCCAGTAGCAGAGTTTACGGAAGACGCTAACTTAATTGAAAATCCAGGAATGTTTGCGGCTGCGGTAGCTGATGGCTTTGCTGGGTTCGCAACGTCTTATGCAATCATGAGAGCTATTCCCGGACCCGGACGTTTTGGTAAATTAGTTGGTGAAGTAACGCTTGGAAGTGAAATGATTGCTAGATCAATCAAGTCATACAACGAAGAAAAAGCTAAAGCAAACGGAAAGACAGTTGAGGACCTTCATGCAGATGGAGAGTTCGATGTTGCTATGCCCGCAATGATGGGTTATTTTGAGTACAGGCTTGAGAAGCTTGGTCTTACTGGGGTTGGTGCAGCTATAACTAAACTTGGAAGCAAGGGCTACTCAAAGCTTGCTAAGTTACTGACCTTTGGTTCATCTCAAATGAAAGAAGGAGGAACTGAATATGGACAGAATATTCTTGAAGATGTAAATAAATACATTGCCAGAATTGACACCCCTGAAAATATAGAAAAATACAAAGACAATCCCGTTGCTCTTTACAATAAAATTGGAGAAGAGTTTGTTAGATCAGCTCAATCGAGAGAATCAAGAGAGGCTTTATATAAGGGAATAGCTGGTGGGGCTGGAGGAACTATTGTTGGAACCTCTTATAACAAGGTCATGGCTGCGACTAAAAACAAAGATCAGGTCAAAGCACAAGAGGATCTTGTTGATACGATGCTAGATCTAGAGGGCATGCAAAGAAACAAGAACCTAAGCGACTCAGACAGAGAGGTAATTAAAACCGCCCAAGACGCTGCACTTGAGGAGTTAAAAAAGATACAAGCGGAGGCGGAAGAAAATGTATCATCTTTAAATGAACAGCAAGTAAACGAAATTGTAAAGCTCCGTGAAGAACAGGTGTCTTTAAATAATCAACTATGGAATGTAGAGAACTCTGAAAATTTAACAAGAGAACAAAAGGACAAGGTTATAGAGTCTCTTGAGAAAAAGTTCAAGGATAATGTTTCTAGGGTTAGGCAGATACAAAAAGAATCAATAGATTCTAAGGAGGCAGAAGAAAAGGTGGCGACAGAACAAGAAGCTCCGGCCGCACCAGAGCAAGTTCTAACTGAAGAAGAACAATTGCTTCCCCTCAAGGACGAGCAAGGGTCTACATTTGAATCGCCAGAGGGATCTCAGAGGTTTATCATAGGAGGTAGACAAAGAACTATTGCATTAGTAGATGCTTCCGGAAAACTAATAGGCGCTTTTGATTCCAAAACTGGGGAAAAAAGGAAGACTACGAAGTCATCAGAAGATGAACTGATTAAACAGTTCAATTATGACGCCGGAAAGTCAGCTTTTGAAGGCGTTGAAACTACAGAAAGGGATGATGTAAACGAAATCGTAGCTAATGAAAGTCAAAATCCTAAAGAGGTTGCTGTAGCTTTTATGCAGGAAAAAGAAAAGGGGCCTGAAGATAGTGGAGCTTCTCAATTACTTACCAACTTAAGGGAGGATGGACAAAGGTTCAGCCTTGAATCTTTGCTTAGACATGCAGGATTCACCCCTAAACAAGAAGGCTTGTTCCCCAGCGGAGAGTTCACCCCAAGAGAATTAAGAAGACTTAAAATTCAGCTAAATAAAAACTATCCAGGCATATTAAAATGGGTTGCCAAAGATAAGAAGGATACTAACATAGAAGATGTTTCCCGAGATAATTATGGCGTAGAACCTGATGATGTTTTTCAAGCAATTAAAGGGAAAAGCCCTGTTCCTAATAAAGTATCGGTAACAGAAGCAAATTTAAAAGAAAGATTTAAAGAGCTAACCGGTCTTCAGGGAACTGATGATCAAATTCAAAGGGTAGCGGAGCAAGATCCAGCACAACTAATGTCTCCTAGAGTTCCTGTTGATGTTGAACAGGAGCTGTCTGAAAGGATGGAGGAAGAGCGAATCGAAATGGAGTATGCGGACAGACAAGGTATAGACACCGAGGAAGGAGCTGAGAACACAAAAAGGTCTTTAAAAACTTGGTTTAATGAACTCCGGGCAAGGATTGGACTTGACCCAAAGAGAGGTAATGTTGCGGTTAGAAACCTACAGGAAAGGCTGAAAGGCGGTATGGAGAGTGGAAAATATGAAGCATACACTAGATTTGAAAGCCTAGAAAAACAAATTAAAAAGCTCTCAAAAGAAGATCAGCAGAAAGCTAGATCTTTAAGCGACAAGATACTTAGAGGGGAAGAGATCACTCTGGAGGAAGTAAATTCTTTTCCAGTCATTGCTAAACAATCTAAGGAATTTAGAGATTCAGTTGACAAACTTAGCCAGGAATTAATTAATCTAGGGATACTAACTCCGGAAGCGGCTGATAACATCTCAAACAATATTGGAGAGTATTTAACCAGATCTTATGCTGCATTTACAGATCCAAACTACAAACCAGATGCAAGCGTAAGGCAGGACGCAAAACAATTCTTAATAGACAATCCTTATCTTATTGAGGAGGCAGCCAGGAAGAGAGCGAAAGAAGAGAATATACCTTTAAGAGTTGCTATGGGTATTGAGGCTGACATCTATCTTGATTCGCGTCTTGAAAAAGATGAGGCTGCATATCCATTAGGAAGAAGCTTTAAGTTGGATAAGTCTATATTGAAGCAAAGAAAAGATTTGCCTAAACCTATTAGAAGATTCTTAGGGGAGGTAAAAGATGGTAGGGTAGCCACATATATAACACACTTGAAACTCAACAACCTTGTTCAGACAGCCAAGTATCAAAAGGGAATGCTAGAAAACGGACTGGGTAAGTTTATTTTTAAAAAAAATGATCCCAACAAACCTAAAGGTGCGGTAGAAATAACTGGAAGTGCTTATGAGATATTAGCAGGATATTATGCGTCTCCAAAAGTTATTGAGTCTATCATTCCACAAATACAAAAACAAAACAATTCAACCATACAGGCACTACTTGATTTGAATGGATTAGTTAAAGGATGGAAGACTGTATACAACCCGACATCTTATATGAGAAACTATATATCTAGCTTGGTTATGCTTGCAGGTAAAGGAGATTTTTCTTTGAAGGAATTTGTGGATGCTCATAAAGAGTATTTGAATACTATTAAGGGGAAAAAGATATTTGAAGAAGAAATTGCAGAGTATAAGGAGATGGGGATTCATGGCCAAAACATTGACATTGGGATGATTAAAAGCGCTATGCGTGAAGATGCTGCCGATATAAAAACTGGATTGTACAAGAGGATTACTGACAAAGACAATGACCAGGCTTCTGTTATAAGAAAAAGCATCAGATCAATATACAAGCTAGGAAAGCTAGGTAAAGGAATAGAGTGGAGTTCGGAAAGAATGCAGTCAATATTCCAGGCTGGGGATGACATTATTAGAAGTGCGGCCTATAAAAAAAGAAAAAAGTTTTATGCTGATGCTAGATTCAATAAGAAATTAGAGGACCTATCGCAAGAAGAGCTACAACAAGTTAAGGAAGAGGCCGCTAATGAGATTAAAGATCAATATAATAATTACGACAGGGTTCCTCCAGCTATAAAGAAACTTAGTAGGAATGCTGTGTTTGGATCATTTGTTCAATTCCCTGCTGAGATGATAAGAAATAGTGTTAACGTTATAGCAGATACGTCCTTAAAATTGAATGATCCAAATGAAAAGATCAGAAATGATGCAAGGACTAGACTCGCTACTTTCTTGACAACTCAATCGGCATTACTAACGGGAACCACTTATCTTGGGACAGAAATTTCAAAATTATTTATGCTTGACGATGAAGAGGAAGATGAAATTCTAACTGTAAAAGACTTAAGGAATGTAGTTGCCCCTTGGTCTAAGAATCACAAGATTCTTGTTCGTGAAATGGGGGATAATAAACTAAGCTACATAGATGTAAGTGCAAACAACCCATACAACATGATATCTAGGGTTGTGCAAAGAGTAGGGATTGATGGCATTAGCAATACAAAAGAAGCTTTTGATGCTGTATTTGATTTCTTTGGTCCATTCTTAGATCAAGAGATCCTTAGTAGATCAATACAGGAAGCTGTGGAAGGAGAGAACTCAAATGGAAAGCCATTATATTTTCCTACCGATTCTGGTCCAGAAAAGTTTTCAAAAGGAAGTATGCACATACTTGAAAGTATAATGCCTGGATATGTTAACTTTATCGAGAGAGTCACAGACGAAGATAAAAGTACAGTCAATGAATTGATATCACTAACAGGGTTTAGAACAACAGAGGTTGATCTCGGGACTTCTATTTACTTTAAGATGAAGGCTACATACAATGAGATGCAGTCTTTACAGTCAAGCTATAGAGCGGACTTAAGGGAGGGAAAAGACACCTACGATGAAGCTGCTATTAGATATGGAGAAGCTATATCTAAAGCCAATGAAGTGTTACAATCTCACATAAGACTTGGTCTTGATTCAAAGGTTGCTCTTGAGCAGATGAAAAAGATGATGGCTAAGAATCAGAAGTTCAGTAACGATGAAATCAGGGCTATCATTTATGGAATACCAATAGCCTTCAAGCCTGCCAAGAAAACTAAATAAAAAAAAGGGACTGAATTAACAGCCCCTTTCTCGCCCCGACTAAGAGCACAATCCAAAAAAGCCCTTAGCTTAAAGCCAAAGCTACAATATTTTTTTTAATAAACAAATAACTTCTTCACAATCTTTTTGATTTCTTGGCATAAATAAAGCTGGAGATTGTCCGGTATCAGCTAAATGTTTTTTAAAAAGCTTCCACCTGATAGGGAAAGCTTCGTTAGGATTTCCTTTGCATTCTATAATAAACCTTCTCGGTTCCTTAGCGTCTATAAAGTCTGGAGTGTACCTGATAGGTAAGATGTTTTTGTTCCCTTTGTCTTGTAAAATTTTTTTACCTTTAGTTTTTTCGTAACTTGACGCTGGAAAATTAAAACCCCTGACAACTTCATATGTCTCCCCTTCGTACAAAACTTTTATTTTTTCTCTTTCTAGCGCTTTGTACATATACAGCTCTAACTTGGAAGCAAACTTATGTCCTTTGTATGTTACTTTGGTACTCCTGGTGATTTGTTTTCTTTTAGAATATTTCCTCATTGTCTTTCCTGATTGTTATAATATTCTTGAATCCAAGTATTGAATCGAAATAAAACAGGGCATCTTTTTCGGACCTAGCTATGCAATGTCTAACGGGCTCGTCTCCCACTAAGGTTGCTTCTGTTTGAGCTATGTACCTGTCGTAATCGTTTACTTCATTAACCCACAACAGTTCCATGAGCTCTTCGTAAAATCCATCATATTCAGCTATCGCATACACAGCCTGAAGGTCTGTACACATAAGCTCGTTTGCTTGCCACTGAACCTCCTTTGAACTAAAGGTCAATATTTTCATTGATGTGTCTTTGTCGTTTACATTTCCCAAATCGACATAGTAATAGTTTTCTTCGAGGGTACTACTAATTAATACGCTTGCTACGTATATACCTACTACCTCTTGTTCTTCAGGAGTTAAGCTCCTACTAAAGACCACTCTGTCTATTGCTGATCTCATCTTTGGCTCTTTCTAGATAGAGTATTGCGTCCATAAGCTCTTGCTTTAGATGCTCCATCCACTCCACCAAAGATAATTCATTTTCAGCTAATGTAGTTCCGTATTTATTGATCCCGACCTCACTTCGGTCCCTGAACTCACCTCTTATTTTTTCTACGATAGGATCTGGCTTCATTTTAAAAACCACATCTTCCTTCATTTCATGATATTTTTTAATGCTATCACTCATTATTTAAGATTTTGTAGAGTATCCTTATTAGGCCAACCTCGATCACTCTACATAATACATAAAAGAAAAAGCCCTGAAGTATTGCAGTTCCCATAATTATTTGATTAATTCGTTAGACTCTTTAGTATCTTGTTCTCTATCTTTTTTAAGATCATCCTTCAGCTTCTTTATCGCTTTGTCGTATCCAGACATTCGTTGTAATATTTCTAGCATCCCAGCCGAGAGGGTTTGGGTTTTTCTTTGGTCCGTCAAGATCATCGTCAGCAATCTTTCGTGCGTCTCGATCTTGTTCCTCATCTTTATTAACTCGTTTTCCTTCATCGTTTTGTTTTTTAAATTTACAAAAGCAGCCACCAACATCAAGCCAGCAGTCGCATATTCTCATTTGGTTGGAACTCACCAATCTTTATCTTTATAATTGTTTCAATTAAAAATATAGGATCCATAACCCACTAAAAGATTGAGGTTCACTATAACTAAATTCCACTGCTTAGCAACAAACACTTGTGGCATTGATAGACAAGCCCCAATAACATACGTAAAAGCTCCTATATTATTGTAAGGTAAAAGGTAAGGAGAAAGCATTATAAACGCCGTCCCCATGTATCCGAACCTATTAGAAAGCCTTTCAATTGGAGTCAGCATTCTTTCTTTCACCAATAATCTTAGCCATCTTTGTTTAAACCTGTATTCACATTTAACACAAGTAAGCCTGTTAACCCTAAATTTACTTTCTGGTTTTTCTTTATAACACTTGTTGCATCTTTTCATTAGCTATCACTTTAACCAGTAAATCATAAACCACCCCCACAAAAATAAAGCAACCATAATGATTAATGAATCTAAGAAGCCTAAAATTGTCATAGTTTGTTGTATATTTTATAAACACAAACGCATAAAAAAACCACACAAAAAACAAAGAACAAAACACCTATGCTATACAGTGCAACAATAGCTCTCCATGTATCGTTTATGATTCCTAAGTAAAGCACTAAAACAAATGAGTAAATCTAGCAACCTGTCCGTGATCTTTTGAATGGATGAACCCCTCCACCGCTTTTGGAGCATGTTGGTATCCATTTCTGTGATGCCACGAATCTGTTCCGGAGGGGGATCTTAATGCCTCCACAGTTACACCAATATAATCTTTAGAAACTTTGTGGTGAAGATGATGCATATAAACATACCTGTGTTTTGTTTTACTCCACATCTCTTTTGATTCTTGTGCCATCAGCAACGGAAGATCTTGCTGCTTAGCGCCATCCCCATGAGTCGTCCCTATCAAAGAGTTACCATATTGGTAATATTTTCTGTGAGATATATTAGTGTCAAAAGTTATATTGTCACACCCCCTATACCAAGACTTAATAGCGTCCGCCAAAAAGAATCCATTTTGATAATCATGATTAGATGGATTATACATTACATGTACATCAGCAAGCTTAATAAGTTCATCAAGGATATCAATGTAAAGTTTCTTTGCTATTAAAAAGTTATTATACCACATCCCGTCAGTGTCCTGTGGCGTTCCGGCAGTTGTCGTTCTTCTGGGTGTGTCAATATGAAGGATGTCATTGCCAGCTACAAATACAATCTTATCTATGTTAAAGGAACTGGACTTTTCTATAATACCAGCAACTCCGTCTTTAACTCTTTTGACTGCAATCTGGTTGTTATAATCTTCTCCTGTTTCGAAACTTGAAGCAAGCTTCCCAATGTGTATATCAGCAGGATCAATAACAAGTAAGCAAGGATCAGTATAACTTGGTCGTTCAATTTTTTCATAATTAAATGTGTGATTTTGTACGTCATGAATGTGATCTCTAAGCATCTCTTCAAACGTTGGTCCTTCACTTAAGCTAGGCTTGAATTGAATAGACCAGTGTTTGTCCTTATTCCAAGCAAGGCCAACGCTAGACACGTTAATACCTCTTTCATCGCACGCTTCAGCTAAGGCAGGGTGCTCATCAACTCTTTTCTTTTTTGTATAAGCCACCCTCAACAACGAAGAAGTCTGGTGTTGTGTTCTCACCTCATCATCAATCCGATACTTATCGTGAAGAATTTCGGAGATCTTCGCATAAGAGTAGCCATTAACTTCCCTCATAGAGACCCCTTCATTTATCAATTCTGTTATATTAATCATCATCTTTGGTTTGCAAGTGTAGTGTTTCGATTAGACTTTTTAATTCAATAAAAGTATTTTCTAGTTCAATTCCGGCATCTGGCAGAAGCAGAAAGAACTGAACATCATTACAAAGGCCTACTAGCCTCCTCTTCATATACTCAATATACTTCTGCCGTTTCCCCTTCATGAATCTTTATCTTGATGAATCAATAACTGACCACCAAGTGAGCTGTCTATTCTTTTTATATATCTATAAATAACTCTGGATTTCTTTTTTGTTTCCGCTATTTCAGATTTGGTTGAGTCGACGCCTTGATTAACGTACATAACGGCATCTAGCTCTAGCAGAGAGTCGATCTTTTGTTTGTCTGTTAAGGTTTTGTAAGAGAATATCTTGTCGCAGAACCCCTGAACATCTAGTTGAAAGATGTTAAACTTTTCGCCCCTGTACTTACCAAACCTTGTTTCAAAGCTACTCATGACTAAAATTTTAATAAAGTTAGACAAAATGATAACAAAAACAAAACTTATTAAATGTTTTTAACATTTTTATTGTATAAGTGCCTATATATCCCTGCCATAACCCTTGAAGCGTTATTTTTTAGGTAGCTGTTTGAAGATTCTTTTTCTTTAATAATTCCGTTTTGAACATACTCAACCACAACTTTGTATTCCCCCCCTTTAAAAGGCTTCATAAAACATCTCATCTTATTTCTAAGACACCAAGACATAGCAACTCTATCCTCGTATGTGGGATAATATGGGTCATCTTTAATTTTTTTTGGCCTTCCCATAACTTTTAGAATGGTAAATCATCAAGATCAAAAGCTTCTCTAACTGTCTTCATTTCTAAAGGAGCCTCTGCCTTGTCGAAAACAAAGGTTGGTGGGTTTGGTCCAACGTAATATCTACCAGATGGTAAGTGATAGTTAAAGATTTCTCTTTGAGCCATCTCCCCCTGAAATTTCATCTTTACCTTCTCTGTTATAAATTCTATTTGGTTTTTATCTATAAGAATATTTTGTTCTTGGACATCTTCAAAGTATCTATAAATCGTAAACCCATCATGAGTTTGGTTTCTGAAGTCCGCTGACCCAGATATATCATAAAGTGAAGGCTTGTTGTATATGCCAGACTCATTCTTCTGCATCTTGGTTGGGTGTGCTATTAAAAATATTATAACATTATTCATTTGAGCGAACATAGTTAACTGGGTGAGGACCCTTTTAATCCTGCTCAATTCATTATCCTTCCTGTCATCATAGTCAAGCTTATTAAAAGCATCAATGACAAATATATCTATGCCATAAATAAACATCTGCTCTTTAAATTTTTCCATGAGCCAGTTCCAGGTCGGGAACTTTCCGTCCTCTGCGGAGGTTATATACAGCCTCTCTTGTGCCCATTCCTTATACCTGACAATTTCTTCTTTTGTTACTCTAGGTAGACCATCGTTGTCTCTAAAGAAGTTTTTTCCAAAGAACTTTTCTATGAATGTTGTTTGATGAAGAGCCATTGGATGATGCTCTGGAGAAAAGAAAGATGCCTTCATGTTGTAGTCTTTCATTAAATTCATTACATACCATTCGACAAAGTTTGATTTTCCATGGGAAGGAATACCTGTTCCAACAACCAAATGTCCCTTCATCACGCTAAAAATGCTTTTAAGATTACCAAAACATGGATGCTTAGGGTAAATTGTTTCCGGCATACCATTGTTATGAAGATCCATGATATCATCCATCATATCATCGACAGTAAACGTACCGCTTGAAGGATATTTTTTTGAAGATCTTATAGACTCTAACAAAACATCATCTCCTTCTATTAAGTCACCATTAGCATCTTTATTTTTGAAAAGTATTCTTTCGCATCTATACCTTCCAAGCCTCTGAACTATTTTTTCCGCAACAGCTTCTCCTTTTTCGTCATTGTCTGTGCATATATAAAACTTCTTAATGTCTTGGAGGTATCTCTCTGAGTTAATCCAAAAGTCATCATTGTCGTTGGCCCCGTTGGGAATGCTAACTGTGTTTTTAAAACCTGCCTGATGCATAGCTAATACGTCAAACTCCCCCTCAACTATATACAACTCATCCTGTCCAAGCGCTGCATTTATATTGTACAGTATTGGTTTTGTTTGTGCTGTCTGGGTAAAGTGTTTTCCTCCAGACCTATACTTTTTGTTCACAAGAACATCACCCTCGAAGTAATTAAAAACAATGTTGTTCATCTTTTGTCCTGCTTGTGGCTGAAAATAAACCTCCTCTGTTATATTCATTACCTTAAGAGTGGACTGTCTAAGTCCTCTTGATTCGCACCATTTAACCATTGAGTCAGACAGATCGGTGTAATTTTTCCATGTTTGTTCTGGAATCTTATAATCAATACGGACGTTCTCTTTGTAATCAGATCGTATTGATATAGCTTCGCAGTGATGACATTTGGCAACACCTTTAGATATATTTACACTTAAACTCCTGTCTCTTTTGTTCTTCCTATCCGAAGTACATGCAGGGCAAACAAGTTTATGTTGTCCAGAAGATTTCCCTTTAAGGTCAATTGACGACCATTCGATTGTGTTTTTCACAGTGCGGGCTTTTGGGATTTAATTATCTTTCTACCATTCATTCCTTTGCCAGTAGTTTTTTTATACCACCTAACAAAGTATTGCCTGTACTCTTGTGGAGATGTGGAGGTAGTTCCATTTAGTGTAGCGTGGTTTGTAAAATTATTTATATACTCTTGAAACTGATGATCGTTTAAAAGAAAGTTGTTCATTACTGCTTTAATCCACTTCGAATCAGACAAGCAAATTTTCTTCGCCTCTTCTATTTCTATTATATTATTATCGTTATTTATATTATTTATATTATTAGTTGGTGTTATTCTCGTGTTATTCTCGTGTTGATCGGGTGTTATTTGAGTGTTGTTTTTATTATAACTACCTTGGTAATCGCTATATTTTACTACAGATACAAGAAGATATTTGGGTGTTGCTTTTGTTTCTAAAATTTTACTGTCCTTGAGTTTTGACATAGCGGTTCTAACTTGCTGTCGAGAAAGCCCTAAAGAGTCTCCTATTTTGTCGTATGATGTGGCAAAAGATCCTCGTTTAATTAGACTGTTTTCAAACATCTTGTTCTTATAATTAGCATTCAGTAGGCAGTGTATAAATACACGAAACACATTAGGATTTCTATACCACTGCCAGCTCAGTATTTTTCTGTCTAATTGTATGAATGAATTCTTCATCGTCTATGTATCTTTCTTTAATTCCTTGTGGGATTTCGTTTATTAGTTCTAGTAGATAGTTTACATTAAAAACAAGCTCTGCATTAATAGTTTTTAGCTCGTCCAAGTCTTGGTCCTCAAGCGAGTGTTTAACTATCTTTATAGTCTCACTTTTTTTACTTTCTATTTCTATTTTTCTAATACAATCGTAGTAGTATTCTACGAAAATCGGTAGTTTTTGAAAATGAATAATGCCTTCCATTGTTTTTATTGCATGAAGAACAGTGGCATGATCTCTATTAAAATACTTACCAACTTTAGCAAGTTCAAGAACGCATAAATCCCTGATCAAATACATAGTAAGCTGTCTGATTTCTACATAAGGTCTTTTTCTAGTGTTTAAGTTTTCTAATGGATTGATCTTTGTTACAGAATAAACTATTTCACAAATTTTAATTGGGTCTAAATTTATTCTCTTAAATCTCTTTCGGTTTAATGGACTGTCCACTAATCTTGATGGATGTTTCATAATGAATTGGATTAAAAAAGGGAGGTTGATAACCCCCCTTTCTGTTAATTAAATTAAAATTTAAAAGGGCAGATCGTCGCTGATAGCAGGCTCTTTCCTTGTTGGTTGTTCTGCCTTATCTTTATTATAAGGCTCTCCAAATTTTAAAGAGAGAAACGTTTTCCCTGCTTTAGTTTGACTGATCCATCCAGCTACCTCAAGCTCTCTTCCGTTAACTAAAGCTGTTCCCTTGTAATCAGGCTGAGTATCTTTTTCCTTGTACTCGTTTTTGAAAAGACTTCCTGTCAAGTCTTTGTGTTGATAATCACTCATAATATTAGATTATAGATTTTGGAATGCGACTGCCTATACTTACAGACAGACTTGTTAAATATTCTTTGCATACTTCTATGCGTTCATACAATCGCTGGACGTCCTCGTCGTTGTACTCGACTTTAAACTCTTTGATTCTAAGTTCCTCTGGGACGTCAGCGTATTGAAGCCTATCGTAGACTTCTAGTTCAAGTTCTTCTGGGACTTCTATCATCCCAAGCTTCCAAGACAATCTTCTGATCTCATCTTGAATAAGCGTCATTGGTGTGTCTACTAAGCAGTAAGTTACTAAAGATTCTTTCTTTCCAGTTAGTGCCATGTATCCCTGCATTTGCCAATAGTATGCAGAGTTTGGTAGCTCTTCTTCATGCATGGGAAATGTTGTAAAGTCCCAAGAAGATTTTATATCTATTAGTTCATCTTCAATAATATCAGGAGTCCCACAGATAAGATCGTTCTCAAAAAACATTTCATTTTTTATGTATCTATGAGACTTGACTCTGCTGTACATTTCAATAGCGTCTTCCTCAACCTGCTTTCCCTTCTCAAGATACTTTGACTCGATCTCTGTTGTCTTTCCAAAAACAACTTCCTTGTGTATCTCTTGAAGGTATTTTTTTGTAGTCGCTGACAGTAAGTCTTTCTTGTTTCTTGGATTTACCATGAGTTTTCCCAGTGAAGAACACCTAAAGGTGTATGTATCAAATCCCTTTAATCGCATGATGAGTTGTGTTTTCTTTTGCTTAAAATATAATGTAATGTTCCTGTGCTACTTATGTTGAAGTGTTCCATTGTCTTTTTTCTAGATCTTCCGCATTTATTGTAGTAATCAACCACTTCGTTTTTATTGTATTTGATACTCTTTTTTGTAGCTCGCATTTGCCTTTCCATTATAAGTTCCATTGGAAGATCTTTAAAGTTATCTAAGCATGTGCCTATTTCTATGTTTTCAGGTTTGTTGTTTGCCTTATTATTATCAAGATGTCTTACAACATTCCCTTTCTCATAAATTCTGTCCCCATATTTCTGATAAGCCATCAGCCTGTGGGCATAGAGTGACATATTTTTCCCATCAACACTGACAGTGCATCTAACATACCCTTGTTTGTGCTTATAATTGCTGAGTTTTTCCCCTCTATATCCTATTAGAAAGCCATTTTCATCCACCACATACCCTCTCTTGCTGGCTATTTTTTCAATGAAGCTAAAGCTTCTTTTATTGTGTGATCTCATTAGAATCCTATTTCGTTGTTAGTATTTTTAAAGTTGTGATAGTTTTGACTTTTACTAGCAGCGGCTTGCGCCTGTCTAAATTTTTTGTCAGTCTGGTTGCCATCATCATCTTCAGCCTCAAGCGCAAGCAAAGATTGTATAGAATATCTTCGATAGTATGTTATCTCAGATCCCCTTTCCTGTGGATTTGATTTGTTTATAGTTAAACCAGTCATTGCCTCTGTTGTTTCAAAGGGTGGAAAGGTTTCTCCACTTTCATTGTCCATTATAACAGTCACCACTTGATCTCTAACTATTGGCTGCAAGATTGTTAAACCAAGCTTCTCTGCTTGAGGTTTTACTTGCGCTAGTATTTGATTGATGTCTGCGTAGTTGTTTTTGTGAAATGGATTCTTTAGGCTTTTTTTAAGCTTATCAAGTCCTGATATTAGCTTCGCTAATTTTTGTGTCATTTGTGTTGTCATAATAATTTTCTTTGATTTTATTTAAAGTTGGTGTGTTTGATTTTTCAAATGCTTTTATCTTGTCTCCGCTATCCTGAAGATTAAACAATAAGGCTCTCGAATAAATGTAAGACCTAGACAACTCCCTCAACCCTTTCGTCATGGCATATATTAAGTAGGGAGTTTCGACTATCTTATATATATCAGATCCAGTTTGGTAGAGTTGTATCTTATTGTCTATATTCTCTAGCTTTAGTCCGGGTAAAAATATAGCTTGACTTCCGTCAGAAAACGTGTGCTTTCGCTGGAGCTTGATCTCCTTACTCCATAATTTTTCAAGCATGTGCTTTCTTCTCTCCGTTATTAGTGTCATTAAGTTTATATTTCCCTTAAGTATTCTCTTCTTTTGACAATCAGTTCGGCTCTGTTTTCTATTTTCTTTTGCATTTCTTCGCTAGTCAGACTAACTCGATAAAGAGCCTTGTCAATGGCTAAGGCCGGAATCGATCTGTGTATCTCCATCATTTGGTTTGACACAAAACTCTTGTGTCTTTTGATCTTGTTTGATTTCAAGATTATCTGTTTTAGTTGTTTCAGCATTTTCTTGTTTTTTATGTTCTAAATACTCCCGCTCCATCCAATCTAGAGCGACTCTATTTGACTCTGCGTACGTTTCTACAAAGTCATCAAAGATTTCTTCGACTAATGATTTTGTTTTTCCCATGTTATTATATTTAATTCATTTAAAAACTCTTTTGTTTTACTCCACCAAACATTTCGCAAGTACATTTTGTTATACTGCTTTTGGTTTAGTGAAGTATATCTAATAACTCCATCACCGCCTTTAGTAGACATGATGTATATTCCTGTCGGTAGCTTCTTAAACTGTGCCATTTAAAGAGGATAGTTGATTTTTTAGATTGTCTGCCACTTTGTTTCTTAAGCTAATTATAAATTCAGCAGAGAACAAAGATACTGGAATTTGATATGTGATATCCCCAACAGAGATCCTTACTTTACTACCATGAATATAGATTCTCTCTGGATTTAAACGTTTTATATTAGACATATCTTCAGGAATCATATCAATTTTATCAGCATGCATGTAATGATTTAACTGATACTCATTGTTAGTGTGTTTAGGATTTTTATGAGTGTTCTTTCCATATTTGAAAATTACTTTGTCGGTGATAAGCCTACCAAATTTTCTCATAAACATACTCCTGATTACGTTTGGGTCTGTTTCATCAAGGTTCATTAGGAAGTTTTTTCCTTGAATGGACATTCTTCCTCTGTGGTGTTTTGCTTGTTGCATAATGTATAGAATTTAATTAATAATATTGCTAAGTTATGTTGTTGTTTGTAATTACCCAAAAATTGTTAATAACTTTCCTACCAGCTTGCATTATAGTAGTAATCATCGTCGGGATATAGGCTTAATTCTTTTTTTAGGTTGTAGCTGGTCTCTCTTAGCGAATCAAAGTACCAGTCATCATAATCTTGAGGTCCAAAAAAGAAGCCCTGTACGGCAGGCAATTTTTCTTCCGCTACCTTTTGTGCTTTTTCAAGAGTTTCGCTGTCTAAGACTCTTAAAATTTGGTCTATGGTGTCGAGAAGGTCTTCAAGTTGCTCTATTTCTACAAAATATTCTTTGCAATCGTCTAATCCCCCCTGAACCATTTGGACAAACCAGTTGTGAATCCAGTTTGTTTTTCGCCAATCCATCACGTCAAAAGTAATTGAATTTATTTTTTCTAAGTTGATCGGTTTGTTTCCTTGAAATGCAATCCCTGAAAAAAATTTTTCTGAAGGGTTGTGATCCCAGTTTTTTACATATCTTTTACGTTGTAAGTACATGTCTAATCCCATAGTTTCTGTGTTTTAATTTTATTTTTTAGGTGTTAATGATTATAAGTTTCTTCTAAGTGTCTATAAAGGATATCAAGCCCCCTGTCTACTCCTCTTTTTTCTGCATGATCATGGCTGTCTTGTACCCATTCGTCATCTGCTTTTATGTCTTCAATTATTCTTTTTATGGTTTCAATGTTTATCATGGTTTTTCTTTTTTGAATGAACAAAAGTTTTCGTGAATGTACTGCTCAGGATCTGCCGATAACACCATGATTTGCTCAATTATTTGTCCGTCCAAAACTTCCTTCATCAAGCTGACATCATATCCAGTTGGATCCATGATCGCTATCTCCTGCTCTTTGTTGTCGTTGGTGTACTCCCATACTTTGTATGTGTTTCCATTGAACATTATCTCCGTCTCAATAACTTTCGTGTTTGCTATTCTTTTCATTTTATTTATAGAGTTTGTGTTTCTGTGTTTGTTTAAGGTGCGGGGGAGGATCAGCCCCGCTCTTAAAACAAAAACAATAATTATCAAATGAATGTGATCCTCTTGGTGTGTTTTGTGTTCTTATAAATAGAACGGTTGCTCTAATGTTTGAAAATCTATTTTGTTGTAAACTTTTTTAGCTAATTTCAGGGCATCGTCAAAGATATCCACTCCGTAGATCGGGCGCATAGTTTCACTATCTATCAACTGTATTTCATCGATGTTGTTTTCGATTGTGCATTTGACGATAAAATTTCTATCGTTTCTGACCATTGTAAAGGTCATGTTGTATGCAGTTGGGGCAATTGTCGCATCTCTGTATGTTGCTTCCATATTTTGTCTTGTTTTTAATATGTAATAAATTTATCTATGTCCAACTCCTCAAGTAGTCTTTCTGCTATGTGCATCAATGATGGCTCGTGGATTTCATCGCATGGGTCATCAATGGGATTTATTGATACGTCCAAAATTCGGTCGCCGTTATAATAAACTCCCCTGGCTTCGTATTCAATCCCTTCGTGCATGAACTCAACGTTTAAATGAAATGTTCCAACCCATGCCTCTTGATATTTTATTTTTACTTGTAATTCTTTCTCAATCTCTGTTGTTCTTGTTTCTGTTGTTTTCATAAATTATTAGCTTAGTTCGTTGATATACTTTTGTAATAAATGATTAACGATTAATTCATTATGTTTTATGTTCTCATATAATTGCCCATAATAACTGCAAGCTTCTATCTTTAAACGCTCTACTTCCTTTTGTCTTTTTCGTTTTGTCTTAACTATAATTTCATATTGATTTTTAACTGGCTCGCCTGTTCGTGTACTTGTTAAAGGATAAACTTTTACTGGTGTTTTCATTGTTTTGATTTTTAAAGGGGCATTGCTGCCCCCGTTTGCTTAAATAAATTTTACGTTGTTTTCGTTTAATAGTTTTTTTGCCGTTTCGGATCCGCATCCGCTATAATCAGCGATTTGACCCTTTTCATCTAAAAATATTTCAATATCGTAGTCGAATATATAACTTGTTCCGACCGCCTCTCCTCTGAGAAATTCTATTTTCTTTTGTAGTAAATCTATCATGACTTGTTTCATTTGATTTTTAGAAATTATTGTATTGTTTCATTCTTTCGCTATACCTCGCCCTTTTGTACCCTCCGCATAGGGTTATGAATAGGTTGTATTGAGCTTTGAAAAGCATGTCCATTCCGCATCCGCTTATAGATCCGTTTGGGCTTACCCCTGCAAGCTTTAGGATGTTTGGGTTTCCAATGTTCACCAGTCTATTTTTATAAATGTAGGCGAGTTTGATTTTTCTACTCATTCCCGATCTACTCACTGAAATAACGCCAGCATAAAACTTACCCGACAGCATGGCGTTTTTGATCTTTGTTAGTTCTTTTGCCATATAATTAATTTGTGCCTCCCTGTAAATTGTTGGCTCATCCTTACTCATGGCTGTGGCTAATTTCTGAATGTGTTTTGTTGTTTTCATTATAATTGTTTTTTATTTGTATTAACGTTTTCATCATAATAGTGCTTTATTTGTATTAACTCTTTTTTATTGCACTTCCTTTGTAAATTGCTCCTTAGAATTATGTTGTTTTCTTGGCAATATGCTCGGAGGCTCTGCCCATAATTGGGGGAAATCTTATTGAACTGTGTTAAAATCGCTTTTGCTTCCTGTTCGTATTGCATCCCGTACCCGTATTGAAACCACATTAAAAATGTTTCTTTATCCTTCAAATCATAATTAAGGGTAACAGTTCCAGCAAAATAGCTGTTTCCATTTACTCTGTCATACCATTCTTTTGCGTCAATGTCTATTGTTTTCATCTGATTAGATTTTAAATGTTTTATTGTTTTGATGATGTAAAAGTATATAGAGGGGTCGAACTAACCAAATAAAAATCGATAAAGTGCACACCTTTTTTTCAAACCCCCGTAAACACTGGGCATCTGGATGGGATCATTTTATCGATAAAGTGCAAACATAGATTTTTATAATTGCGTTTTCCTTATAAAATGAAAATATATTTTTTGCGGGGTTGCGGACAATTGGCAATGACTATAACGCCCAGTTAACCAGGACCATCAAAGAAGTTTAGGCGGTGCGTAAAATTGGGGGGTATGTTTAATCGTAAATTTTCGGAAAGGGGGGGTTGGTCAACTGCTCGAACAGTTCGCCCAAACTTTCGCACACGTCCCCCACATAGGTGACAAAACCTAAAAAGTTTTGCCCACGTCACCGAAAGCGTTGGGGGGGTGCGTTTGTCAGATGCGTTTTCTGTACGACATGTAGATCTGTAATGTATATATAACCCAAAACCAAAACATTTCTAACGTGGCACAAAAAGTGGACATTAGTTGTATACTACTTATGGTGTACAGTTATTTGGCGTCTTTTTATGCCACACTTTTCAACTCACATAGTATTGTCGTTTTTCACCCTTTATATATAGAATGAAAAAGTACAAATATGCCTATAACAGGAAGGTGACAATAAATAAAACGCAATAGGTAACAAAGTGTCCCATAATGGTACATAAATATATGACAATAGCGAACAGTGTATAATATTATTTCTTATCTTTGACTGTTGCATAATTTTTCTTTTAAATGATGAGAGGGGGTGAATCCTTTGAAGCCTCCTCTTTTTTTTTAACAACACATAGAGATATGACTAGTATTAATTTTATATTCCAACCTCCTTATGCCTTAATGGTTGGAGCGGAAGTATTTCAAAGTAATGAAGATAAGATCGATGGGTTCGCCATACATCTTTTACTTTTTAGCGTAGAGGTTTATTGGTAGATTTGTCAATTAATGTTATATTTGTGGCATAAATCAAATACAATATAACATGATTGAAAAAGATATAGACTTTGACAAGGACGCTAAGGACAAACTTAAGTCTGGAGTAGACAAGATTGCTAATGCAGTTAAATCTACATTGGGAGCAGCAGGGACAACTGTAATCTTAGAGGACGATTTAGGTAGACCTCATGTAACAAAAGATGGGGTGACTGTAGCTAGATATGTTAACCTTTCTGATCCGGTAGAGCATCTTGCTGCGGAGATTGTAAAGCAGGCATCTATAAAGACTGCTGATGAAGCTGGGGATGGAACAACTACATCTATTGTTTTGGCTCAAGCAATAATTAACGAGGCATTCAGAGAGCTGGAGGATAATCCTGAGCTAAATGTAACTTCTTTAAGGAAGGCTATTGAGGAGGCTTCAGAGGTCGTTTGTGGTTTTCTTGATAGTAAGGCAAAGCCTGTAGACGAAAACAGTCTTAAATACGTTGCCACTATTTCAGCTAATAATGATCCTGAACTTGGAAAGATCATATCAGAGGCATACAATATTGTTGGGGTTGATGGAGTTCTTACAATAGAAGAGTCAATGTCTAAGGATACTCATGTAGAGATTGCTGAAGGAACTAGAATAAAGAGAGGATTTCATTCTCCGTATCTTATAACTGACAAAGAAAAGAATCAAGCCGTCTTGGAAAACCCCCTTGTATTAATTGCAGACAAGAAGGTTAATACTATAGAAGACATTGAGCTTCCATTGAAAGCGGCAATGGGAGTTAAAAGACCTATCCTTATTATAGCGGATGTTGAGACTGCTGTTATGAATACACTCAATGTAAACAAAGCTAGGGGCATCTTGCAAGTTAATGTTCTAACCCCAGAAGGAGTTGGACTAAATAGATTTGAACTTCTAGAGGACTTGGCGGTCATGACAGGAGCTACTGTAGTATCTGATGATACAGGTAACGATTGGAATGGTGTGACAGCTGAGTTTCTTGGCGAAGCCAAAAAGTCGGTGTCAACAAACAAAGAGACTATCTTAACTCTAAATTTAAAAAAAACAGCTGCCGCTGTTAAAGAACAAGCAGAGAGGGTGAGATCTGTCCTAAAGTCTAAAGAGGACACGGATAACAACTGGCATTATAAAGACAGGCTTTCAAGGCTAGCTGGAGGTATTGCTGTTATATATGTAGGGGCTCTTAGTGAGGTGGAGATGAAAGAGAGGAAGGATAGGGTTGATGATGCTGTGTCTGCTACAAGGGCCGCTTTAGAGGAAGGTATACTTCCAGGTGGAGGGTCCGCACTGTTTCATGCAACAAGCAAACTGCAAAGCAAACAGATTAAATCTAAAAGCAAGGAGATTCAAAAAGGATATCACATACTTCAAAATGCTATAGAGCAGCCATTCATTACGATACTTGAAAACGCTGGTGCAAATCATATGTATGCTGCTATTGAGATATTTAAGTCCGGAAGACACACAACTGGATATGACGTAAAAAAGAACAGAACTGGCAACATGTATTCTTTCGGTATCATAGATCCTTTAAAGGTAACAAAGAACGCTTTGAGAAATGCAGTATCTGTTGCCACTACAATACTTCAAACTAACTGTGTGATTTCAAATAAAAGAGCATGAGCAAGGTGTCAAAAAGTTTTAAAGCTATAGGATCATTTGTTGTTTTAGAGAAAGAGAAGGAGGAGGTAAAAAATTCAATGGGCCTTATTATGACTGAAGCCAACGAGAAAGATATAAGGTATAAGTTGGCTAAGGTTAAATCTGTAGGTGATGATGTTTTGGGTATATGCAATGGAGATTCCGTTTATTTTGATTCTGCTGCTGGGTCTGACATTCGTATCAATGGGGATAAGCTAACCATCGTTCACGACAGGAACATTGTGGTGGTTCTGTGAAACTCTTTGAGTATGTAGATGACAGTCAGCATCAGCTGATGACTCAGCACGACTTCAAAGGAGCTGACTTTGTTTGGTACAATTCTCCAGTAGATCACTATGACATAAGACAAATACATAGTAAGATATCTGGCTTTGATCATCTTCAATATTATGCGGAGGTTTACTTTCATCTTAATCCAGATTTAAACTTATCAATATTTAAGGGTTTGTTTCATTGGCTTGGAACTAGAGAAAGTGGAAGGAGTGTTAGAACTTATGGTAAGCCAAGAATAGATCAAATGATTGAAATGGTTTATTATAGAAAGCCTCACCCTTGGTGTAGAAGAAAAAGAAGGGTTGTTTTTAATCCCGAAGTAATAATCTCTCCTGTTGAAAAAATGAGCATAACCGCTACTATTGTTGGTAGAGGTGTGTCTTACACTAAAAAGGATTTACTAAATGTTTTAGATTCCATGTACAGAGCCAGAATGCTGGCAACACAGGATAGTATTGCTGACAATCTAGGGTGCAGTAAAAGAACAATACAAAGGCTGATGACTAAAACCATGAAAACAATAGTAAACAACAATAACAAGTTAATTAAGAGAGAAGAAAAAATATCTAAAGTTATTGAATGGATTGACGTGTTGAGTTCAGAAGGAGAAAAACTTAAGATGAGATACTTAAAAGATATAACTAACGTTAGAGATTACTCAATACTTAAGGAGGCTATAACTCGATATGAGGATCAGTGGTAGTTGTTCTGTAGTTCATTTTCTTTATAAGACTCCTATATACTTTATCCATGTAAGTTTCCCCTTTCATTATTTTGTTTTTGTATGGATCTTCTGATATTGTTTCCATTCCTAGAAGTTTTTTATATGTATGGGAACATATAAGTTTTGCTTTTTGAGTTAGCTGGTATAGTTGTTTATGCTTTGCTACTTTTCCTTTTCTCCAAACAACTATTAATTCTCTATCTACCATATCACTGAACCTGCCTCTATCCCACGACATAGAGTTGGCAAACTTATTAAAAAGTTCTTTATCGAATACGTTTTCATCGTAAAGAAACAAAAGCATTTCCAGCTCTGATAGACTGAGCTCGTATCTTTTTTGTATATAGTATCTAACAATTCTCCAGTTTTTTAAAAAATCAAACTCTCTTTCTGTGGGTTTATATACGGGAGTTTTTTTAGGTTTCTTTTTCAGGTAGTACCTGTTATACATGTGATTTCATTATATGCTGTCAAATCTACAAAATTTAAAATTCTTATCTTTGTCTCAGGAAATAAAATACCACAATGGCTCCAAGAGTTGATAAAAGTAGCATGGCTTGCAACACACCAAAGAAAAGCCCAAACCCTAAAAAGAAAAGGGTTGTTAAGGCTTGCTCTGGTGGACAAGAAAAAATTATACACTATGGAGCTACTGGCTATGGACACAATTATTCTGCTGCCGCAAGAAAATCTTTTCGTGCAAGACATAAATGCGGAGAGGCAACTAATAAGTTGACTGCTAGGTATTGGGCATGTAAAGATCTCTGGGCTGGCCCAGGAGGGTCGAAGCAGTCTTCACCAAAAAATAAAAAAGGAAAATACTAATGGCAAATCCATTTAAGAATCATAAAGGTGTTGGAGACACTGTGGAGGCTTTGACGACAGCTACTGGAATAAAAGCTATAGTTGATGCCGGGTCTAAAGCTTTTAACAAGCCTTGCGGTTGCGGGTCTAGAAAGAAAACATTAAACGACATGTTTCCCTATGGCAAAAGAAAAGAGAAATAAAATCTGTGCATCTGGAATAGCCTGGGCAAAAAAAACTTTTGACAGGTATCCCTCTGCTTATGCTAACATGGCAGCGAGTAAGTATTGTAAAGATCCAAACTATGCAAAAAAATCTAAACGCAAATGAAGGTTAAAGCGCCAAAAGGATATCATTGGATGTCTTCTAGTAAAGGAGCTCCAAAGCTTATGAAACATAAAGGAAAGTTTGTGTCCCATAAAGGGGCAAGCCTATCTTATAATTTTGACATTAAAAAAACACACAGCAAATGACCTTACCTAAAAATGGAGTTGCTAAAGAATTGAGATCTTATGCTGGATCTTTATTTATTTTTTTGTTTGTTATAGGTATTATAATAACTCTGTTGCAGTTTCCTGTATTAGATGAAAACAAAGAAGTTGTAATGATGTTAATAGGGACCATTGCCGCTTCAATTCCCATAGTTATAAGTTCCATAACTGGAACAAAGCCAGACGACATAAACGCCTTAAAGGCGGAGATAGAGAAAAAAGATCATCGAATAGATTTACTGATAAAATCTAAAGACGATTTAGAGGCTATGGTTATTAATTTGCAAAGCGAAATACTCAAAAATCAAGACGACATGATGGATAAGATTCTATTTAAAGCGGCTCTTGATTATGATGACAAAGCTATTGCTAAATCAGTATCAATAAAAGATGACTAAGGCAAATATAGATATTGACGGAGATGGGAAACCAGACGTGAAAGTTGATTTAAAAACTTTAGTAGCTATAGCAATGGGATTATTTTCTATTGCAGGAGTATATTTTACATTGCTATCTGAAATAAAAGCTATTGAAGTTTCGGTTATGAGGATGGAATCTGAAGTAAAAATGAATAGCGAGTTTAGAATTAAGTGGCCTAGGGGTGAAATGGGCGCTTTGCCTGATGACGCAGAACAAAATTTAAGACTGCTCTACATTGAGAAGAACTCAGATAAATACTTTTCAGATGTAGACGAATTAAAATTGAAAATAAAAGAGCTTGAGGATTGTATTGGTCTTAAGTAAAAAACAATGGGTGAATTAAAAAAATGGCGAGATGAAAAGTGGGTTCGAATAGGAACTGATGGCTCTATACTTGGAGAGTGTGGAACTAGCAAAAACAAAAAGAACCCAGATAGATGTTTACCTTTAAATAAAGCAAGAAGCTTATCTAAAGCTGAGAGAGCTGAAACTGCTAGAAAAAAGAAAAGAGAAGGAACGAAAAAACAATTTGTCTCTAATACAGAAAAAGCAAAAGTTAAAGTTAAAAGATAATGCCTTATAGTAAATACACTGAAAAGCAAAAAAAGTTAGCGAGAGTTGCGCCTCCTAGAAAAAAAATAACTAAGAAAGATCTTGAGGTTTTAAGGTCTTATAAAAAACGAGGGTAGTGGAAGATTTGAGAATATATGGAATAAACATATCAGCCATAACTGGAGTAGCAATTAGTGATATAAACCCATACCTGTCTACATTAGTTTTGTTGACTACTTTGGTTTATACAGTTCTTCAAATTTTAGAAAAGTTTAAAAAAAAGTAATGGAGTTAAAATACTTTACAGATCAAGAAGATTTTAAAGGCAACATGGATAAAATGAATCCAAAGCTTTTGAGTATGCTAGATGAGGTGCGGGATTTGTATGGACACCCAATGGTTATAACGTCTTCCTATAGATCACCTGATCATCCGATAGAGGCAAAGAAAAGCTCTCCTGGAGAACATACTCATGGGGCCGCCGTCGATGTAAAAAGTGTTGGTGGAGAAAAAACATTTTTGCTGGTTGATGCAGCAATTAAAGTTGGGTTTACCAGGATTGGAATAAGTAGAAAGAGTAACTTTGTGCACTTGGGTATTGGATATCCAGGGGCACCAGAAAAAACAATTTGGACATATTAATATGGCTAAAAAAACCTTTAAAGAAACGGCGGTTGGAAAGTTCTTGCTGGAAAAAATACCTTCAGTAGTTGGAGCTATTGCTGAAGACACTCCAGTTGGAAACGTCATTCAAGCTATTATAGGAGGATCAGAAATGTCTGAGGGAGACAAAGCTATCGCCTACAAAAAGCTAGAGCTAGAAAAAGCTGAAATGGATGGCATCACAAAAAGATGGGTTGCAGATGCAAAGTCTGCATCATGGCTTGCCTCTAATGTGAGACCTTTAACTCTTGTTGTTTTAACAGCATCATTTGTTATTGGGTGGTATTTACAAATAGAAGAGCTTTCGGTTGTTAAGGAGCTTTTGCAAATTGTTTTTATAGGATACTTTGGCAGTAGGGGGGCAGAAAAAATTATGGGTAATAATAAGCATAGATAATGGCAAGAATAACCACATACGAACAAGACAGTAATGTTTCGTTTGAAGACAAGTTGTTGGGAACCGACTCGGTGACTGGCGGAACTAAAAACTTTACTATTCAAAGTTTAATGAACTTGATAAACGAACTAAGCGGCGTGTCTTTGTTTGACGGGGTCTTGTTTAAATATCAAGAATACGATCCATCAGCGACAGATCCTAGAGGCATATTAAATTTAGTTGGGGGAATAGCAGCGTCAACACCCTTTACTTCAGTAACACAGATAATTCTTTCAAAGAAGGTTGTTAATGGTGTTGATGTAGAAAATTACTTGCGATCTTTTGCGGGTAAAAGAATAAAGATATCTAAGCAAGATGACTTTGACGTTTTTGCAACATTCAAAGTTAATTCAGTTGCAGATTATACTAACACAAGATACTTAACTTTTGCTGTAGAGCATGTTCAATCAAATGGTTCATTTAACCCAGAAGGACTTTTCTTTGCTTCTTACCACAGTGATGCAAGCGTGACAGACTTGGAAGATGTTTCAAGTGCTGGTTCTGGACAAATAATAACTTCTGCAGAAAGAACAGCTATCAGTAATTCAGTAAAATATACTGATGTAAAAGATAACCTTGTTTCAACAGATACCAATAAACCTTTATCTGCAAATCAAGGGTATGTATTAAAAGGGTTGATCGACAATATCAATACTCTTCTTACTAGCGACAATATAGATCTAGACACGTTACAAGAAGTTGTAGACTTTATAGAAGCGAATAGAACAACTTTGAATAGTTTAACTATAAGCAATATTGCTGGACTTCAAAATGCTCTTGACAATAAAGTGGATGTTGTTTCGGGAAAAGAATTATCGACAAATGATTTTACAGATGCTTTACTTACAAAGCTAAATGGAATAGCTGCTGGTGCCGAAGTAAATGTTCAGTCGGATTGGGCTGAAGTTTCTGCAACTAGCGATGCATTTATACAAAATAAACCAACCGATGTAACTGACTTAAGTCAACATAATGCAACTGAGCTTGCAGACATAACTAGTTCTGGATCTGGTCAAATAATAAGTTCGGCAGAAAGAACTAAACTTGCTGGAATACAAGCTGGAGCCGAAGCTAATGTTCAGGTTGATTGGAATGAAACGAATTCAGGTTCTGATGCTTTTATTGTAAACAAGCCAAGCATAACGCCAAGTTCAAGAACTATTGAGATTGCTGGAACTGCAAATGAAGTTGATGTTACTCCATCTGGTCCTCAAGATTTATCTGCCAATAGAACATTTACTGTTGGGCTTCCAAATGATGTAACAATTTCCAGTGACTTAATAGTTAACGACACGATAGAGCTTGTTAATGATCAGGCTTCAACCCCTACCTTTCAGAATGGATTTTATGTAAAAAACGACGATGGTCATGATACTATTCATTTTAGATATCATGGCCATGATATTAGCATCGACAAGTTTACTGAAGTCATTCCTACAGGTATATTAAATGGAGGAAATCTTTCTGTTTCAAGCTCAACTGAATTTACTATTGCTGCTGGTAATGGAATCATAAATGATCTAAATAAAACTCCCTTAAGTGAACCCCATCCAGAAATTATTAATGTTTCTTGGAGTTCGCAAACTCTTACTGTATCTGGGCTAAACTCTGGGGATTCTAACCAACTTAACACTTGGATTTATGTAGATCAGAATGGAACGGTCCAACAGCAAAATACTGTTTTCACTGAAGCGCAGGTTAGAAGCAATATCATAATAGGTGCGGCAATACATTCTTCCGGAATACTTAGGTTTGTTAGAACTTTTCCTAGAACAGCTTATAATGCTACATCTCAAATACTAGAGTTTGTAAGCGTGTTTGGACCAATCAAAAAGTCAGGACATGTTCTTTCTGCTAACGGAACTAACCTTTCTTTAGATAGGTCTGCCGGAGTTTCTTTTGCTTTAGGTAGAAATTACGATACGGATCCAGAGAATCCATCAACAGTAACTGACTCGTCTAAGACTCAATGTGTTATTCATAGATATTACAAAGATGGGATTGGCGGATTTGTTAAAGATGACGGAATTGGAGCTGCTGGTTATTCTGTTTTAGACCCAACCAAATATGATAACGGATCCGGTACCTTAGTGTCAGTTTCGTCAGGACATTATTCTACGCAGAGGTTTTATTACTTTCCATCTACACCAGACATACTTATAGCTTACTATGGCGTGGATGAATACAATTCAATCGAGAGTGCTGAGCTTAACTTAAATCTAGAGACTGTTGCTGAAGCAGATAATACAGCACAACAAGCCATTTATCTTGGAGCTATAATAGTTAAATCATCTGCATCAGATCTTTCAGATTCAGCTCAAGCTAAGTTTTTTGTTTCAGGAAACTTTCGTAGCTTAGCTTCCACACCTGTTGGTCAAGTGCTAGCGGCTTATTTAAGTGATCTTACAGATGTAAATGTAAGCAATCCTACAAACAATCAAATACTTCGATACAATTCATCTAGTGCATATTTTGAAAACGTAAATCTTGACACGGATGGTGTTCCAGAAGGTTCAACAAACCTTTATTATACTTCAGCAAGATTTGACAATGATCTATCTGGAAAAACTACGGATAATGTATCGGAGGGAATTTCTAACCTTTATTACACATCCACAAGATTTAATAATGATCTATCTGGAAAAACTACAGATGATGTATCCGAAGGATCAACTAATCTTTATTACACATCGACAAGATTTAATAATGATTTCTCGAATAAAGATACAGATGGCTTAACCGAGGGAGCAACTAACCTTTATTATACATCCACTAGGTTTAATAATGATTTGTCTGTAAAAACAACAGATGATATCACAGAAGGGTCTAGCAATCTTTACTATACAGATAGCAGATCTAGGTCAGCAATAACAGTAACTGGTGCTGGTAGTTATAATAACATTACTGGAGTTATAAATGTAACTGGAGGAGTCACAAGTGTAAATGGTCAATCTGGATCTGTTTCTTTGGACACTGATGATGTTAGCGAAGGCGCCACTAATTTATATCACACCAACGCAAGGGTTGATGCGAGGATAGGTCTTGCAAGCATTGATGACCTTTCTGATGTAGACACAACAACTAATGCCCCAGTGTCAGGTGAAGTTTTAAAGTGGAATGGAACAAATTTTGTCCCTGGAGTTGCTGGAGCAAACTTGTCAACCTCAAGTATTGGGGATTTGTCTGATGTTGACATAACCTCATTCGCACCATCAACTGGAAACGTTCTAAAGTGGAATGGAACTAATTTTATTCCAGCTATAGATAATTCTTCTGCTGCTTCAAATTCTTTTAAAAATTTAGCTGTATCTGGACAAAACACTGTGGTTGCAGATTCCTCTTCAGACACATTAACTCTTGTGGCAGGAGGCGGAATGACCATTACAACTGATTCGACATCTGACTCAATAACTTTTGAAGCCGCAGGAGGGGTCGGGGCTCTTACAGTAGATAATTTTACGGGGAATGGAAGCACAGCTATTTACCAGTTGACTGCCTCTCCAACTTCTGAGAATTTTACTGATATTTATTTTGATGGTGTATATCAGCAAAAAAATACATATACCTTAAATCCTTCCAATAGTCAAATAACTTTTGATACAAACGTAGCTAATGGAGTAAGTATAGAAGTAAGATCTCTTGAGCAACTATCAGTTAGTGACATTGTAAAAACAAATTTAGTATCTGATTCTTTTACTGCAACAGCCAATCAAACAGCATTTACTTTAGTGAATGGTAATCCAGCAGCTTTAGAACTTACGATGGTTTTTGTTCAGGGCGTTTATCAGTCTAAAACAAACTATAGTTTAAATTCTGGAGACATAGTTTTTTCTACTGGATTAACAGCAGGAGACATTGTTGAAGTAATTTCAATAAAGGGAGCTAATACAACAACCAGCCCCGTACTTAGTGTTAATGGACAAACTGGGGTTGTTAGCATTCCGGCTGGCGTTGCTAGCGTTAATGGACAAACCGGAGCTGTAACTATTAGTACCACTCCAACTGTTTCTGTTATTAGCGCAAACACAACGGCTCAGGCTAATTATGTTTATGTTTTTACAGCAAGCCTTACACTAACACTTCCTGCTAGCCCGAGCTCAGGTGACTCTATAAAAATTTCAAACAGGTCAGGAACTACAACTTGTGTACTTGGGGCAAATGGTAACAATATAATGGGTAGCGCATCTGATCTTACATTAGATACGGCATCAGCAAGTTTTGAATTAATATACTCCGACACAACAAATGGTTGGGTAATAATAGGACAATAATATGGGTAATTTAACAGATTTTTTTTCAGGTGGAGGTGGTGGAAATAACGTATTAGAACATTTAATTTGGCAGCCAGACGGCAGAACTATAAAAACTGTTAATGGGGATAAAACAGCAGAAACCGTAACGGCTAGATTTGTTCCTCCAAATTCTTGGACAAATTCAGGGGGCAGCAGTATAGATTATACTCCGCCAGCAGGCACAAAAAATTTATTATACCGGTTTAATTTTAATTATGATTATTATAACGGGTATATAATATGGCTCACAGCAATACACATAGACGGTACACAGGTAACGACATCAAGAGACTCCTTATGGGGAGGAACTGATGATACTAGGAATGCAGTGTCTGTGTGTAGAGCGTTACAAGTAGGCGCAAGCTCAGAAAATATTGCAGCTGGCAGAATAGGTACATGGACAAGCGACAAAACTTTACAATATAGAATTGCAAGTTATAACTCCACCTACGATTATTACGCTTTTTCTAATGGTTATGTTATCGGCAGCTCTGACGGCTCTTATCAACCTCCTACATTTGAATTAATAGCAACAACTTAAATTATGATTTCATATACATATCAAATATTATCATTAAGAAAGCATAACGATACTTTTTTAAATAATATAAAAAGTTTTAAAATACGTATCACCGGTACAAAAGACAACGAGTCATATTATGTAGACGATGAGATACTATTAGATACGCCTTCTGAAGAGTCTTTTATACAATATTATAAATTAACTGAACAAAATTTAATTGATTGGTATCAAGACGGTATTAGAGAAGAAATGGTTAAATATGAAATACAACGAAAGTTTAATTTAAATAAAGGGGAAGAAGCAGTTAGTTTTCCTTGGTCAACGTAATAAAATAATATTATGGCAATAACAAAAATAACATCAAGCATTTTAGAGGATTCAGCTGTTACGGACAGTAAGATAGCATCTCAAGCCGTTACGGACAGTAAGATAGCATCTCAAGCCGTTACGGATAGTAAAATAGCGCCTCAAGCCGTCACCTCTGATAAGGTTGGTAGTGAGTTTAAAACCTCTGCAACTATTGCACAGGCAGGTGGGGATCTCGATTTTAAAAGCGCTCAGGTTTTTACTTTAACCTATCCAACAAGTGGGCCTAATACTACAATTAATATTGTTAATCCTATAGTAGGTGTTCAAAAAACTTTAGTAGTTGTAGGGGCCGGTAGCACACCTGTAGATATAGCCTTTACAGTAGGTGGCAGTGCGGGTACATTTAATAAAATAGCTGGGGAATATGACGATACCTTAGATACTAAAAACTTATTTAGTATACTATGCTATAGCTCTACGGAATTTTGGTATTCAATATCGCAAATAGCTACTTAATATGTTTGGACAAGGTATACTATTAGGACTTGGAATAGAAGCGGGTCGCCCCCCTGAAGCTTTGTCAAATACATTTAATACCTCTGATTCTTTATATGCTATAGGCGACACTATTACGTTTGATAAACCATCATCTCTTACCAGTCCTGGAGGGGGCAACCATCTATTCCCCATCAGAAATGGAGTGCAATTTAGAATAAAGCTATATGGAGCAAGTGGCGGGTATCACAACGGTGCCACAAGCCAATACGGTAGCAATTCAAATGGTGGAATAATCGATGCAACAATTGATCTAT